GGGATGCTGTGATGCGTCTGCATCTTGGCAACGATCGCCAGAGCATCCGTGATCCTCATACCCGCTCGGGCTACCGATTGAACAGCCCCGATTTTCATCTGGGTGTTGTCGCCGACCTTGACGTACTGCGAGATGCCGCTGCTGAAATCCTTCGCGACCGCAGCAGCTGTGTTCTCAATCTGGTCGTAGCCAGCGCGAGCGGTAGTGCCGTCCCAGAACGCCCAGAAGACGTGCTTGCCGCTCGGTGCGCTGGCCGCGAACTTGACGTCCGTGTTGGAGCCTTGCAGGAAACGGGCCGTGAAGTTCGAGGCACCGCCACCGCCCGTGTAGAAGGTGAGTACCTTGCTACTGTTGCCGAACTGCACAGGCCCCTTGTAGCCGCTCAAGTCGCTGTTGCGGTCGAGGACTGCTGCGACCAGCCAGGGGGTGGCGCCAGCGCTGCTACCTGTAGACGAGCTGGTGTAGCTGGCCGTGCCGCCCATCGCCCACATCCCGCCGGAGACGGTGGCTGCCGTCCCGGTGAGTGCGAGGTTCCCACCGATAATCGGGTTGATCACCGCCGGATCGCTGTCCTTGATGCCTGACCATGCGAACTTCGCATCGCCCTCGTACCAGTTAAGCCCGAGCATCACCGAAACGGTGAACTCAGCGTAGAGGTAGCCATCAGTTGCGAGGATCGTGACTGTCTTGTTCGAGGGCGCCGTCCAGTCGATCTCACTGCCGGACGCGATCTTGAGGACGTTGCCAGTCAGCGAGAACAGCCCGGTGTTGTTGCCGCTGATGATGGTGTAGGTCAGCGCCGCGTCGGGCATTGTGTAGACCGTGTGCGGGTATGCGCCCGGGTCCAGCTCGATCTTGGGTGCATTGACGTTGGCGATGGTGAGCGGGGTCCGCACCGCGACCCTGCCGCCCAGCGCCTTCATGGCGACATAGCGGGCATCTGAGGTGTCCGCATAGTGGCTGGCGAGCGAGAAAGGCCCCGAGCCGCAGTCCGAGAAATAAGACAGCATCTTCACGCCGCCCGCCGCTCGAATATACATGCATTGCACCAGTGCCGCGCCGCACTCGCTGCTTTCCATGAAACTGTCGCGCCATGCCTTGGCCTCGGCAGGGCCGGTGAAATTGAAGTCCGCGCCAAGCTCGTATGAAATGTGCGGGATATCGCCGGATACCGTGATGTTGGACGCCGGGTTCGACTTCGAAGCATTGCGCGCCATGCGCAGAGCCTGCTGCGCATAGGTATCGTAGATGTAGTCTGTTCCAGACGCGCCAGCGACAATGCTCCCCGAGAACATCCAGGGGACCGTGCTGTATTCCCAACCGATTACATAGACCTTGTACGTCGTACCGTTGACTAGGCCGGTGACGGCCGAAAGCCCTGTCGACGCGAAGAACTTGTCGTTGGTGTAGGAACTGCTGATCTGGTGCGAGATTGCCCCGGTTCCATCGATCACCTCCTGCAGTGTCGGCGTCGATCCCGCCGCGTAGACCGCGAATGTGAAGAAGCCGCCCGTGACGCTGCACCAGACCGATGGCGTGAAGGTGCCCGAGGTCTTGGCGATCTTAACGCCATAGACATGCCCGTTGAAGTACGGTGCCGATGCGGTGTAGCTAGTGCGTGCGCGACCACCGGCGCTCAGGGTGTCGAGATAGCCCAGCTCGGTCTGATTGACCCAAGCGTTGCCCGCTTGCCCGGCAATGAGCCGCACCACGCGATTTGATCCCATAGCCGCGTCGAACGCATCCCATTGGTGCAGAGCAAGCTCGGCATACCACTTTGCGGTGTTGACCTCTTTACCTGCCTCTGACCGGCTACAGAACAGCAGGTTGACCTGATTATCGTAGACCGGAATTGGGATGGTCTTGTCGTTCGGATGCCGCAGTGAGAAAGTATCCGCGTCGATGACGTGGACATAAGGCTCGGCACCAATATTGTTGACCCATGAGTATTGCATCCCGTTGTTATCGTCGAACGGAATGCCGAGATTGAGGTTCTCGGCAGTGCTGAAGGTGACGATCCGGTCTTCTTCTGCGAAGCCGTGGTTCGGATAAGTGAAGGTGTTGGCGACGCCATTGGCGACCGCGTATTTCCGGGTGTGGTGGAGGTACGTCACCCACGCGCGCCCGTCGCTCCAAGGGGCTCCGGGGTTCCAGATCTCGTTGCCCACCTCGATCCAGACCTTGAGCCCGGGGTTGAGGCGCGCGGCAAACAGCGCGGCGAGCTGGTTGATATAGTCCTGCGAGGCGCGCGGCGAAATGCAAATCCATGGATCACGGTTCAGCGCGTTCGCCAAGTCGATGCAATACTCCCACGGCACGCAGGGCGCGCGGCGGGTGAACGCATTGGAGAAGCTGATATGGTTGGGCGTGACCCGGTCCACCCACTCGACCTCGTAGTTCTGCGAGGCCATGGTCCAGTCCATGAAGCGCAGAGGCCCGAGGGTGAGGTTGTTGTAGAAGTCCGTGATGACCGAGGTGAACGTCGCCGTCTCGCCAGTGCCGTCGTAGTAGCCCGGCTGGATGACCTTGACCTTGCCCGTCAGACTTCCCTTGACGAACATGTACACGCCCTGCTGCCCTGTAGGGCTCAGAGATACGTCGAACTGGGTTCGGCTGTCGTACGAGCCGGGGCTGTCCGCTCCGTAGCCGAATGCAATCTGGCAGCCGTCAGGGTTGAAGACCCGATAGGTGCCGTTGGTCCAGCCAAGGCGGCTGATATTCGGGTTGAGGATGAGCGCGACGAATTGATCTGTGGCGACGTCGGCCGACAGTGAACCTTTGTTCTGGGTCCAGCCTCCTGAGCCGCCACTAGTCGCGCGCCGCGACCACGGGTACATGTTCGCAAGCACATTGGCGAAGGGGAAGTTGCCGTTGTAGCCGTTAATGCTGGCAAGGTTCATGCCGATGTTGGCATAAGTCACGCCGGGAGGATCTGGCGGGATCGCTACCGGGGTGCCGTCGCCAACGATTGTCACCGGGCCTTCAATCCAATAGCCGAGCGCGTCCTCAACGTGCACCCTCGCGATGGCGCTGCCACCCTCCAGTGGGTCCGCGAGCGTGAACGCCCCGTCCTCGCCCACGACCACGTCCGGCGTCGTCGTGTCGAGCTGGGTCACGACCGGATCGGCCAAACCGAGATACGCAATCTCGCCGGTGGAAGCGTCGCCCGCAATCGGGATACTGGTGGTGAGACCGAGCCTGCGCATATCAGTGATCCGAGACCGCGTAGCCCGAGACGATGGCAATAACTGCCGCCGTCGCCGTGGCGTTGTTGTGCCGGTACGCGCGCGGGCCGAGCCCTGCCGTCGAAGCCGGAAGCGTCGTGCCCGGGGTGGTATTGGTCAGCCAGCCCGAAGCCTCGAAATTGTTCGAAGGGCCGTTGGGGTTGCGGACTACACGGTAGCCGACCTGCGTGTTGTCGTTCGTGTCCGAGAAAATCTGGATTTCGTACACGTTCGTCTTCACGCCGTTTGCGGGGAAGTTAGCTCCGAGGTCGATAGCCGTCTGCGCCGCAGAGCCGCCGTAGACAATGTGGAGGTTGGCGCTGCCCGCCAACTTCGCGACGCCGATGCAGTTGGTGAGGGCGTCCGGAGCAGCACCCGTGGGAGCGGACGTGCTGGTCGACAAGCCGACGAACATCAGCGCATCGGTGATGGTGTCGCAGGGGATGAAGCGAAGGCCGAACAGGAAGCCGCCGAGCCCAGCCCCGTCTCCGAGGTAAAGCTGCGCAGATGCACTTCCAGAGGTGTAGAACCCTCCATAGTTACCTGCCGCCGCCGAGCTGCTGAACTGCGTCGCACATTGCCGCGTGACGTAGTTGGTGTTAGCCACCGACCAGCCGGTTGCGCCTTGGAGGGTACAGCTACCGCCGGTCCAGTGCGATGTGCCGATACTGATCGTCGCTGCCCCGGAGTTGCCAGTGATTGACGAGAAGCGGGTCCAGCCCTGCAATGGCGCGATCATGCGCTCTTTTATGTTCGAGCCCTTCATCGTCGGCATGAACGCCCCGGCGATGCTCGTCATCCCGTAGCCCGCGAAACCAGTCGCAGGCGCGGGGCTCGCGTTGGCGTAGAAAGGACCGATCTTGTTGACGTAGGTCGCCATCTGCGCCGGGGTGACGGTAACGCCTGCACCGGACTGGATCGCAGGGATTTCCTCGGTGCCGCCGAGCGCAGTACCGGCCGGGAGATCGGAAAACTTGGTGTTCGCCATCGTGTTCGTCCTTACTCAGTCAGGTAGAAGGAGGTGCCGTCTTCCATCAGGTAGAAGGAGGTGCCGTCTTCCATCAGGTAGCGTGGTGCGGCTGCGGCTCCTACCGCGATGAAGGGGAAGCCCAGCGTCAGCAGGCCGTTCGTGACCGTGATGGTGAAGGCCGCGCTGTCCCCGATCGGTATGTCGCTGCTGGTCTCCACGTCCATCGTGCTGCCCTGCCCGGGACCGGTGCTCGCGACGGAGATGCGCGCATCGCTGGTGCCCGCCTCGATGCCCCACGTGAAGCCGCTGCCGAGGTTGGGCAGGTCGGTGGACGCTGTCGTGATGACCCCCGCCCCGCTGATCGTGACATCGAACTGGCCCGGCTCGCCCACGGCTCCCGGGATCGTGATCGTGGACCCTGCCGCGATGCTGTCGATGGCAAGCCCGGTGCCCAGCGCGAGGCCGGACACCCCGGAGTACAGCCCTGCTACCCCGTTCCAGAGCCCGGAAGTGTTTAGGTTGAGACCCGACATCAGCCAGTCATCCCTGCCTGAATGACCGTCAGCTTGGCGCTACCCGCGCCGCTGTTGACCTTGATCCGCACGGCGCGCGGGATGTAGGCGTAGTTGCCCTGCTTGTCCGTCGTCGCAGCGACAAGGTTGCTGTCCGGGTGATCGAACCACGTTGCCCCGGCATCGGCCGGATCGTCGAGGGTCTGCTGCACCGTGTAGTTGACGGTTCCGACAACCGTGACCTGCAGCCCCACCTCGGGCCGCCCATGGATGTTGAGCACCATGGCAGCGCCGTTGCCTGCGCCGGTCTGTGTTACGATGATTGGCCGCATGGCGGGCTCCTAAGCTAAGAGACTGGCGCGGTCGAAAGAGGGAAACTCCCGCGCCAGTCTCCCGTTATCACCGCTCGAAAGCGGCGAACACGTAGTCGAGGGTCAACGTGCGTGCCACGGCCGAACCGTTCGCGACCGCGACGCTGACGGTCGTGATCGTGTCCGGCAGGTAGGACGAGGACGCGTTCAGCGATCCCAACACGGCCTCGTTGACCGAGTAGTAGACCTTGCTGTCACCGTCGTAATAGAGCCCGAGGGTGATGAACGTGTCGCTCGCGACCGAAGCGATGGCCGACGCGCTGTTCGAGCCCGTCGAGGCATCCTTGCGGCAGAGCACGTCGATCGTGGCGGCACCGGCAGACTTCAGGAAGTAGATGCCGTCGGTGACGTCGAGCGGGGTGGTGTCGACCACCTGCATGCCGACGACAAACGCCGCAAGGGTCGCGCTGTCGACCTTGAGACGGGCCTTGAAGAACGCCTTCTTGCCAGCCGTGAAGCTGAACGCTGCGGGCGTCTTCTGGATCGCGTTGAGGTCGTTGTTGGCCGCCGAGTTGACGAGGGCCAGCCAACCACCGTCACCAGCAGTGAGGGCCTGTGTGGCGCCCGCCTGCGTCTCGGTGACCACCCAGTCGGCGGCGACGTACTGGTCGAAGTCGTCGAAATAGGTGTGGTAGAGCGTCGGGTCCGGCATGCGGAGGTCAGCGAAGGGGGCCGTGTCGCCCACGTTCGTGACACCGCCCGGAAAGCGGGTGACTACGTTACCCATGGTATCAGTTCCTTTCTAAGCAAAACCCCGCGTCCAGCTTCGGCCAGAGGCCTTGGCCGAACGCGGGGCTCCATACCTTATCCCGGTACCGAGGTCAGAGACCAGCGGTGCCGTAGAGGGTACGCGGATCGGTGAAGCCGACCGCATAGCGCTCGGTGGCCTTGTACCGCATGTTGTCGGTCTCGAAGTCACCTTCCATGCTCTTCTCCAGAGCGCGACGCTTGACGAGCTTGAGGCCCTCGGGAGCGTCGGTCTGGACCCACCACGCCGTGGTCGACGTGATACGAGCCAGATTGGCCTGCCCACCCGGCAGCGTCCCCATCGACTTGATGGGGTTGATGTCGTTGTTGGCAGTGCCGGTGCGGAGCGCCGACTTGAGCAGGACTTCGGCCTGAAACACGTTCGAAGGACCAGTGACGATCTGCTTCGGCGTGAGACGGATGCGCTTGCCGTTGTTGTCGACGGCGTTGCGGATCTGGACGAGGATTTGCTCAAGCGAGGTCTGCGAGAGGTTGGCAGCGGTCGAGAGGACGTTGGAGAACGTGCCGCCCGCAATCGGGTGCGACGCGTTGACCAGCGAGACGCCGTCGCCACCGGTGTACGACCCGTTGAACGCCCGGTTGAGGATGTTCGCGCAGAGCGTTTCCTTGGTCTCGATCAGCGACTGGGCGAGGTGGCGCGCATAGGTCTGGCCGATGCGGATGTGGTCGCCGTCCTCGACGAGCACCTTCGTCAGCGCGAACGCAAGGCCGTAGACCTTGTAGACGTAGCGCTGGATGAAGAGCACGCCACCCGACTGGTAGGTGACCGGCATGCCGTCCGGAAGTTCCGGAGCAGCGCCGAAGCCGTACAGCACGGGCTCTTCCTGATAGGAACGGGCGATACCCGTCTCTTCCTTGAAGACCTGCTGCCATTCGTCCGCACGCTGGTCGTAGATGCCGTTGAACTCCTCGTTGAGGATCGGCTCCACGATGCTGCGGAAATCGGTTGAACGCATGGGAGTAGCCATTGCCTAGGTCTCCTTAGAAGGCAGCAATGTCGGCGACGGTCTGGTGCTCGCTGGGCGAGACCTGCGCGACGACATAGGTGTCTCCCCAAGCGTTATCCACGCCCGGCGAGATGTTGAGGAGCCGGAGACCGGCATTGGAGGCCGACGAAGCCACGTCGAGCATCTGCGAGGAGAGGCCGGTGACGGTGGAGCCCGAGGCTGCCGTCCAGTCATACTCCTTGCCGATATCGCCGACCGAGAGGGCAGCGTTCGACTGGATTTCGTAGATGATCGCCGGGTCACGCGTGATGTACGCGATGATGTCGGTGCCGACCGTCGAGGCCGTCCAGCGGTTGGTTACGCGGCGACGCCCTTCGGCGTCCGTGTACTCAACGCCCTGAAACGTGCCGCTGAAGCGGTCGCCGGGAGCAGCCGCCTGAACGGTGCCGTCGGTACCGATCTTGATCGGCTGGTTCTGGTAGATCGCAGTGGCGTAAGCCGACGCGATCGTGAGAGCCTCCGGGCGTACCACCCCGCTGGGGTGATACGCAGCTCGGAGACCAAACGGAGCAGAGGTTGCGCTCATGTTTGCTTACCTTCGTGACTGTTGCGGACTACCCGCACTTCAGTCGTCGAAGACGCCTCGTGCGGGGACTTTGCCCAACTCCTCCATGCCGTCTCCTGCTTCGAGCAGGGTGCCGTCGCGCTCGGCCTGACGTCGCATCATGTCAGCGACCTCGGCGAGCTTGAACTCTTCACGTGCGGGAGCGTCGTGGTGAGCTTCCTGCATGAACCGCTCATAGAGCGCCTGCGGCAGCTTATACGCGAGCATCTCGTTCACCGCGATGTGCCCAGCCCACTCACCGGTGGTGAGGGTGGCGTACTCGAAACCCGGAACCTCGGAAGGCTTGACGGGCTCGTAACCGAGCATGGCCCGACGCTGGATGGCGTCTCTGGAGTTTGTCGTGGTGAGCCAGCACATGTGCCATCCGGGGATGGGCGGCAAATCAGGCAAGGCATCGTTGAAAATTGCTTGGCGGAACATCGCCAGTCGATCGTCATCGCTAATGGCGCGGTCCTGAGTGACACTGCGGTCATCCATGCCCCGATCTTCGGTTACCTTCCGATCGGTGGCCGCGCGCGGGCGGCGATCAACACTCAGTTCTTTCTTCAAGCGGTCGTCGGCTTCCATGATGTCCTCCTTACTGGCGGTTTTCACGGTCGTAAGCCTGATACTGCTTGAGCATCCGGTTCCTTTTTACAGGATCATCCCAGATACCAGCATCAACCATAGCTTGCTTCCGTTCGGGTGTCACGTAGATTTCTTTACGGGTCGACACAGGGACGTTCTCCTTGCCTCCACCCATAGGGGGAGCCTTGCGACGGGGGCTCTCCTCGCGCTGTGAGCGCCGGGTATCGCCGAGGTCGTCCTCGTCGTCGCCGAGCGCCTTGCCGACCCGTCGGGTCAGCTCCTGCCAGTATTCGACGGTGGCCGGATTGTAGCCTTCGCGGACAATCTGGGCGTCGATCTGGGTCGTGATGCGGCTCTCCTCGGTGTTGCCGGTCGGGTCGTACCACGGGTTGGCTTCCATCCACTGCCGGGCGAAGCTGATCACCTCGGGAGCGGGCTGGCCCGGCTGCGGGGCCATCTGCTGCGGCTGCTGGCGCACCTGCGCCACCTGCTGCTTGGCGTAGTTCAGCTGCTGCGCACGCGCGATGGCTTCCTCGCGCAGACGCATCGCCGTGACGACGTCTTCCCCATTCCCAGCTTCAGTCGCCTTCGCGATGATGACCTCGGTCTGGGCGATCTCGCGCTGGGTCGCCTGCAGCTGCTGGTCGATCGCCATCTCGTTGTGGCTGAGAGTGTTGGTCTCGACCGCACTGAGCCGCGCCAGCAGCTGGTTGTTCATCTCCCGCATCTCGCGCAGTTCGCGCTCGGTGCGTTCGCGTGCCCGCTTGCGGGCTTCGTTGCGCTCGCGACGACGCTTGCGGTTGGCAGAGACGATCTCGTCGTCGTTGTCTTCCTCGCTGGTGCCGAGACGCTTGTCGTCGTCCTCGTCATCCTCGTGGTCGTCATCCTCGGGCTCGGGAGCAGGAGGGGTCTCGACCTTCTCCTCCTTCGGCGGGGTGTCGACGGCGACGAGTTCTTCCTCGTCATCGTCCTCCTTGCCGAGCGTGCTTTCCTTCAACTGGTCAACCATTGCTGCCCCCTTCTTCCAAAATCACCCAGTCCTCGGCGAGGACATCGGTCTGGCTCGCGAGCCACGGTACGTCCGGCCCGCTGACCGGCTTCATCGCGATGAAGGGCGCGAGGGGCTGCCGCAGCCCGTGCTCGTCAGGGCAGCTGCCATTGCGGACGAGGTACAGGTACATCCCCTTACCATTCCACCCAGCGCGGCTGACCCGCTTGCTGTCCTTCAGCGCGTGTATTGCTTCTCCAAAGTCCATTTTCCCTCTCCTTACAGGAAGGCTTTGACGGCGAGCGGGTCACCCGTGACCTTGCCCACCAGATTGAGGTCGTCGAAGATCACGACGATCGCGGCTTCGCCGCTCGCGGTCTTCACCGTCCAACGATCACCACCGTAGCGCGGGACGCGGACGAACTCGCCCACCTCGCACCACGAGCCCTCGGGCCACGGCTCCATCGTGTTGCGGTTGCGGAAGGCCAGCGCGCCCATCGCGAGCACCTTGGCGACCTGCGTGTTGTAGGTCTCGGTCTCGCGCGTGTCCTGCGTCAGGATGATGCCGCCCTTGGTCTTCAGCTTCGGCGAGCGAATTTGCACGAGCACGCGGCTGCCGAACGGCACCACGCCCGGGTCGCACGCCGGGAAGGCCTCGTCCAGATCGGCGTACGCAAATTCCACCTTGTTGTCGTATTCCATGTTTCCCTCTTTCGTCAGTAAGTTAGTCGATAAAGCCCAGCATCATGCCTTTTACAGCCTCGACGAGACCGATTGCCTCGTGGCGGCTGCGCGGCCCTGCGCAACGGTAGCTCAGGTTGCGTCTCGTACCGCTCGGCGTCTGATCCTCCACGTCGAAGCAGATAACCATGTGGGACACATTTCTGCCTTCGTCGATCTCGCGCAGCAGCGCGATCAGCGCGTCGCGCGGGGTCCACAGGCTGCCGTCGCCCTCCCGATCGGCCTTGATCTCGGCGATCGACTGGGGATGCCCCTTGAAGTCCTCGATCACAGTTCACGCCCCCTCTTGTCGTGCTCCCCGATCAGTTCGAGGAGCGCGCGCTTCGCCATGTCCAGACCCGCCACCACGCCCACGACGCGTCCGTACTCGTACGCGTCGCGTGCGGCCGGGGAACCGAGAGCCTGCTTGGAGAAGGTCGCTTTCTCCTCCTCCAAGCGCTGTAGCAGCAGCTCCGGCCTCACCGGAACGCGATCAGTTTGGCCCGCTCGTGGTTCTGGCCCGGCTCGAAGGGTGCCTGCTCGGCCTGCGTCACCTGCTCCTGTTGTGGTTCGCTCGGTTCCACAGGCGGTGTAGCAGGTGGCACGTCCCCGACATGCTCGTCGCCGTCACCAGCGACAGGAACGTCAACAGGATCAAGTCGTACATCGTCCGTCTCCTTGTGAGTATCCACGTTTATACTCTTCTTCCGTGCCATGGTCACTTTCCCTCTTCGTACAGGCGCTGGCGGAGCAGATATCCCTCCAGCGCCCAGACTTTCTCCCGGGCCTGCTTGTTGGCAAGCGTGCGCCCGATCTGCATGTCGTAGTTGGCGGGGTCAGCGCACGCGCTCTCACCCGTCACCTTGTAGCCGTTGCGCAGCGTAGCAACGCAGATGGTCAGCGTGCCGTGCTCGAAGTAATCGTAGGCCACGATCGCATCGACGATCTGTTGTGGCGTGACCTTCGGGCCCGGCTTGGCAGCAATGGCTGCCTCAAGTTCACTGTTCATACTTCCCTCTTTCTTCTGGTTACGGGTTGATACCCGTCCCCGTTTCCAGATCAATCTTGTCATTGCTCTGGATTTCTGCAGCGGCGATACTCAGCGCCGTCTGATTGTCTGCGGTGTTGCGTGAGATGTCGGCCTGCACCTTGACGGCGGTGCGCTGATCCTCGTGCTGCTCGTGCAGCTCGGCGATGCCCTGCTTGACCTGCATATCGGCCTGCTTGAGCGCGGCATCCTGCTGCTTGTCGGCAGCCTTCTGCTGCATGTCGGCCTGCTTGAGCGCCGCGTTCTGCTGGTCGGCAGCGGCCTTGCGCTGCGTCTCGGCCATCATCGCCGCGCCCGGGTCCATCGGCTGCGGTGCCTGCTGGGCGAACTGCTGGGCCTGCTTGAGCAGCATGCTCATCACGCCCATGACTTCGTCGAGCGCTTCGCTCGCGGCCACGGTCGCCTCGACGCTGACCTCGGACAGCAGCTGGTCGAAAGCCTGCCGGGTCTCCTTGCCCTTGTGGTCCTTGATCGCTTCCTCGAAGTCCACGCCGCTCACCTCCTGCGCCTTGTCGATCGTCATCTGCGCGTACCAGAGCACCATGTGCTCCTTGAGGTGCTGCGCCATGATCGGGGCGAACTGCGGCATGATCGCTTCGTTCTGGCCGAACATCGGGCTCATGGCGAATGCGATGTGCGCCTTGATGTGCGCGATGTGGTTCTGCTCTGGGAACGCGACGATCGGCCGTCCGAGGGCAGCCGCGACGTTCTCGTTGACCGGGTGGTCTTCCTCCGGGTTGGTCGTCGGGAGGAGCAGCTCGTCGGCGTCCGGCAGCTTGAGCGTGGCGAGCACGCGCTGCTCGACCTTGTGCCGGTCGTACAGGTCCGGGTTGAGCTGCGCACGCTGTGCGAGCGACTGGACCTGCGCGAAGCGCTGCGCCTCGCTGAAGATATTCGGGTCGCTGACCGGGACGACGTCCATCGGACCTTGGAAGTCTTCACGCGTCGCCAAGTCCTCGCCGACCTCGGCCTTGATGTTGTCGTCGTCGAGGTACTGCGCGTCGAGCCGGTGCAGGATGTCGAGCAGCCTGCCCATGGCATCGTGCAGACGGCCATGGATCGCGCCGTAGACGACGAGCCCCTGCTCGATATTGGCGAGCGTGGTGCCCACCGGCGCGTTGGGGTTGTTCTCGGCGATGTCGTCCATCGCGGTGCGGACGACGCCCTTGCCCGCGTCGACCAAGAAGCCCAGCAGCTGGAACAGCACGGGGCTGGGCTGGTTGAACGGGATCGGCATCGCGACCTTGCGGATGTCGTCCACGTTGAGCGCAGCCTCGATCTCGACCACCTCGCCCGGATTGACGTTGACCGACTGGCCACCCATCGCGCCCTTGAGCTTGATCATGCTCGCGGTGTTGCTGATGTGCGCGCTGTCGAGCAGCGCGCGCAGCGCGCCGGTCGCGGCACCGGACAGCCCGCCGATCATATGCGGCAGGCCGATCGGGTACGCACCGCGCCACGGGATGAAGCCGAACTCGACGCTCCAGACCAGCTCCTCGCGGTTCTCGTCCTCTTCCGCCCAGTTGCGGTAGATCGCGAGCACCTTCATCGTCGCCTTGTCGACGGTGACGATGTACGGCAGCTCGTCAGCGTCCTCGTCGGGGTTGGTGTCGTTCTCGGCACCCTCGATCGCGGCGAAGACGTTGATCTCATAGACGGTGCGCAGGCCGTCCTCGTTGTAGCTGGTCTTCTCGCGGCCCTCGATCTTGTCGCTGGCCTTGCCCGCTGCGCTCTCCTCGGGCTCCATGCCGCTCTCTACGAGGTCGACGTCGCGGTACATGCCGGACTTGACCCGCTTCTTGTACTCGAAGCGCGTGAGGAACTGCCGGTGCGTCTTGCGCGGGCTGGTGTAGAAGTTGGTGGCGGCGAACGGCAGGATCATGTCGTCGATCGCGACAAACTCGAACATCGGCCGGTTGCGCCGCTCGTCCCAGCGGCACTTCATGTACTGGGCCCCGCCCAGTGGCAGCTGGGTGAGCAGCTGCTCCAGCTCGGCGCGCGTCTCCTTGCACTGCACAGTCAGCTGCCAGTTCATCAGCGCGACCTTGCGGTTGGCCTTGGCCTCCTTCTCGGGCGTCGGGTCGCCGATGATGGTGGTCTTGACCGGCCCGCCTGCCGGGAAGATTTCCTTGATGGCGCGCGCGCTGAAGTCGACGCACGCTTCGGTCAGCATCGGGTGCACGACCTTGCTCGCGCCTGCGAACGATGCCCCGCCCGGTGCCTCGTCTCCCAAGCCGGTGCGCTTGATGCCGTCCTCGTACTGCTCGGTGCGCTTCTTGCGCGCTTCGAGGTCGCGGTCGACCAGATCGAGCAGCCCGGTAGCCAGCCTGTTGAGCACGTGCTCGGGCAGCTTCTCGGCAAGGTTCTCAAGGAACTTGCCCTCGCCGATCTCGTCCTCTTCGCCGAGGTCGACGATCGCGCCGCCGTCCTCGGTGTCGCGCACGTCGCCGGGCTCGTCCTCGTCGATCTCAACCATTTCGCCGCCCTCGGGCAGTTCGTCTTCTTCCATGCTCGGTCCTTACTGCGCGTAGGGGTTGACGCGTTGCTTCGGGGGCGGGCTCGCCTCCTCGGCCGGTTTCTTCAGCGCCTTCGTCATGTCGATCAGGCCCTTGTCCATCAGCAAGCGGATCGCCTGCGTGGTGCTGTCGACGAAGTCGTCATGCTTCAAGGAGCCTGAACCGGCGAATGCGCAGAGCTGCTGAATAACAGCCTCCGACCACGTCGTGAAGCGGCCCTTGTTCCTCGCGCTCTCGGGTATCCACACGAAGCGCCGCGCGAACGCTGGCGAGACGACGTGCAGCCGGGTGAGCTTGTCCGCACGTCCCGGGTTGTAGGCATAAGCGAGGATATGCTCGCGCTCCAGCATCTGCCGCAGCGAGATGCCTGAGCCCTTGTCCTCGATCACCAGCATGTCCGGCTTGCGGCCGGACGTCACCGGCTTGGCCGCGCCGAACATCGGCTTGATCAGCGCGGTGTCGTTGTCGTCGCCGTACGAGCAGTTCAGCTCGCGCTTGGTGCGCTTGATCAGGTCGGGCAGGCCGAGCTGCTCCTGCCACGCGTCGAGCAGCAGGACGTGCTTCTTGTTGTCGGTGTGCCGGAAGACGCCCCAGACCGTGCACGCGCTGTGATCCGGGTCGTGGGTCTTCTTGTCCTGCGTCTTCTCGGTGAACGCGGTGTCGAGCGACATCAGGATGAACTCGAAGTGTGGCAGCGGCTTGTCGCTCGGCCACATGCGCAGCCAGCTGCGTTTGACGATGCCGCTCTCTTCCGGGTCGATCAGCTCGCCGAGCAGCTCCTGTCGTCCGAGCCGCGTGCCCTCGTACTGCTCCAGCTGCTCGAAGAACACGTCGGGCAGGTGCTTCTTGTTCTCGAACGTCGTGCCGTTGACCAGCACGCGCCGCACCTTGGGCTGGGTGAGCTTGCGCACGATGTCGCGCGGCTTGGGCGTGGTCGTCCAGAGCACCTTGGGGTGGTCGCCGAGGCGCAGCCCCATCATCGCCATGTCCCACGTCTCGTCGGCGTACTGCCATGCGGCCAGCTCGTCGCACCAGATACGGGTGTGCTGCGGACCACGCAAACGCTCGGGCTCCTCGGCCGAGAAGCCCCGGATCGTCGCGCCATTGGGCAGCGTGATCATCAGATCCTGCCGGTTGTACTTGACGATCGACCCGGGCACGGCCGAGGCGAGGATGCCAGCCGGGCCCTCGAAGCAGGTGTGCAGGACGTCCGAGCGCGTCGGCGCGATCACCGCGCTGGGCAGCGCCTCCGGATCTTCCATTGCCTCTTCGTAGATCCAGTTCGCCCCGGTCAGCGTCTTGCCGAAGCCACGGCCCGCGAGCAGACCCCACTCGGACCAGTCGCTGATCGGCGGCAGCTGCTTGTCGCGCGCCGTCTGCAGCCACTTCGCCCGGTTGAGGACATAGGTCAGCTCCTCCGTGGACAGGAGCGACAGGCGCTCAGGATCGAGCGCGTCAAGGCTGACCGGGGCGCTCATCGCCATAGCTGGGCATGGTTAGGCATCGGGCTGCCCCTGCCTGCGCATATCGCGCAGCAGCCCGATGATCTCGCTGACGACTTCCCCCTTCGCCGTCTGCTCGATCTCGATTGGTTTGCCGTCCGGCCCACTGTGCTCGGTACGGTTGGCTTCGCGCCATTCCTTGGGAAAACGCGACGCCATATTGCGGCTCCAGAGCGCGCCGTTGAAGGTTTTCTTCTCCAGCGCGCCGTGCGCCTGCTCTTCCCACCACGCCTGCGAAAGCTGACGAGCCAAAGCAAGGGCTTCCGCAAAGTCGGGGTGCGCTTTCGGCCACTCGGTCTCGAACGTAGTGCGCACCACACCGATGCGCGACGCCATCTGCACAACCGAGCAGCCTTGTGCGCCCATCTCCACAACCTGTTCACAATATTCAGGTTTGTAGAGCGTGGGCCTGCCGAACACATAGCCCGGAGGCTTCGGTTTGGCGCGCTTGCGCACAGGCTTCTTGGCCGTTTTACCCCCCGTTGCAGTCATGTGCGCTCCGCATGTGTCTCAGGCGTCAGAGCGACCCTGATACACGCGCGAAGCGCACAAAGCAACTGCCGGGCCTGGGAGGCCTCAGAGCTGGTTGTATTCGGCCACGAGGGCTGCCAGAGCCGCGTCAGCCTGCGCGAGGCGAGCGTAGCGGTCCTTGCGCAGTTCCTCCTCCAGCGCCTTCTCCAGCTGGGCTTCGAGCAGCTTCTTGCGCTCGATCCGTGCCAGCCGCGCCTTGTGGGCAGAGACGTCGACCTTGTCGACGATCCACTTGGTCGCCTTGGTGACGTTCTCGACGGTGTCGCCGATCTGGACCACCTTGACGACCGTCAGCCCGTTGCTCGGGCTGTCGACCACGACGTGATCCCCGACAGCGATGCCCGGGATGTCGCACAGGTACGCGTAGCTGGACATCGTGTTGCCGAACTTGACCTTGACGCGGGTCACCCCCTCGCCGGTCACCGTCGGCTCGGCGAGCACCTCTTCCGGCGTCGGCGTGCTCTCGGTGGCCGCGAGGTACTGCTCGCCTATGCCATGCATTGCAAGCAGCCGACGCGGAGTGAACAGGCAGAGCGTGCCGATCGTGTGAATACCCTCCGCGCGCAGCCATTGAACAGTCGTGCTGTTCACGTCGAAACCCGTGAGGTAGCCGATATCCTCATTGTCGTATCTAGCCATTTCCGTCTTCCTTCCGTTGATGGGCCGGGGCACCGCGCCCCGGCCAGTGATGATCAGTTGTGGGTGGCTTCGAGGATCTCGACCGCTCCCCAGTACGCGCTGTTGCGCGCCGTGGCCGCGATCTTCTCCGCGAGGTCGCGGCGGCTGCTCCAGCTCAGGGCCTGCCACGTGTCGTAGAAGCCCGCCTCCCGGCGCGCTTCGATATACTCCAGCCCCTCGGCGATCTTGCGCGCGACGTAGGCCTGCTCGTCGTCACCGGCCAGCTCTGCGTGGTGGTGCGCCTTGGTGTAGTAGCGGAAGTTCGCCTTGTGGAGGTCGGCAGCCTCGGCCATGCGCCGGACCCCCTTCGCGTAGCTGGGCTTGGCGACGACGCAGTGCGTGTACACCCGGCTCTTCGAGCTGCGGGTGAAGGTCTGACCGTCGAGGGTTGCGATGTGCTTGGTGGTTGTCATGGTCTGTCTCCGTTGATTGAGACCTGCAGGTATCATGGGTCTGGGGAGGGTGTCAACCATATGGTTGCACTTTTTTACACCACCGCCCTGAACACCCAGTCCCGTACCGCTTTCGTGAACAGGACCAGATCGTAGCTCTCTATCTCCACCGGCTCCGGGTCCGTCGTCGCGTAGCGGTACAGCCCGGTCGTGCTCTCCTGTTCGAGGGTCACCTCCGCGCCTTGGAGCAGCCGCTGAAGCAGCGCCAGCCAAGCCAGTGCCTTGCGATGCTGATCAGCAGCGCTCACCTCAGTTGCTCCCGATCAGCGTCAGGAGCCCTAGGACCACCATCACAGCGACGAGAGCGCACCCCGCGAGCATTTCAGCCTGCTGGGCCCTCGTCGGCTTCTTTGGCCGGTCCAGCACGCCGCTGTCGACCAGTCTGTTCCACTCCTCGTCGGTCATAGTCCCATCCTTTCGCATTCGGCCTCGCGCTCGGCGAGCAGCCGGTCCAGTTCTTCGTGCTCTTCCCGGGAGAGCGTCGGCATCGCGACCAGCTGCCACAGCCGCTCGTTCGGCATGCGCACCTCGATCGTGATCTTGCTCAGTTCGAGATCAGGTACGCGAGCCATTGGTCTGCCTTTCGCTGCTGCCGTTGGTTGTGCATCTGGGTGCCGACCTCGTCCATCGTCCGCAGGCACCGTGCCAGCTCCTCTCGCTGCCACTGCGGCCAGCCCGGGTGCGCGAGGGTCGCCACGGCGAGGGCCTCGTCGAATGTGAGCACCGCGCTCTCGTCGCGCTTGCTGTACGCTGGAACACCCATCCGTCATTCTCCGTCGATTGAGACTGACCCCTAAAACATAAACCGCGCGGTTGCAAGTCCTGCTTGCAAAAAAGTGCAAGCTACACGAGGGGTGCTACCACCGATAGGCTAAGGTGCCCGCACCGCCACCAGCGAAAATTTAAAATCCAAAATTCTCTGCACCAATGCACCTGCACCATGCACCACTGCACCACGTGCACCACCAGAGGGTACCCCCTAAAGGGGGTATACCCCTCGTTGGTGCATTTGCACCACGCACCACGGTGCACCGTGGTGCAGGTGGTGCAGTGGTGGCAACCCAGAGGTTACCGCCAAAACGACCACTTGCAAAATTTTGCAAGTCATCCGAACACCACCAGATTGCCGTTCATGAAGTACCCCGCGACGTCGTCGCCCTTCTTCGCCAGCGAGATGATCGCGCGCACCGCGTGCTGCCTCCGGGTATCGCGCTTGCCCTCTTCGGGGGTCGGCGTCATCTCCACCACCTTCGTCGCGAACGCCGGGAGCGGCAGGCTCTCGATCGACGGGTCCAGCTGGCTGATCGCGTCGAGCACGATCTGCTCCCACTGCCCCAGCGGCTTCCGTGCGGGCTTCGAAGCCTGCTCGGACTGCACCGCCGGTATCTCGGCGTCGACCGCGACGCACGACGTGATCTCGTCGCCGTCCTCGTCCATGCCCACGACGACGACATCGAGCGCGAGCCCGAACTCCTCGCCGTCCCGGCCGTCCTTCTGCTTGCGGATGCGGATCAGCCGCCGGTGGCTATCCTCGAAGCGGATCACCTCGATCTCGGCGTCCGAAGCCGCACGCAGGCCAGACCACCCTCGCGCCCCCTTGGACGTGTCCTTACCACTGTGGTGGATCAGGAGGATCATCGCCCGGAACACCGCGCCGATGGCCTTGGCGTTCGCCAGAGCGGTGCTCATGTCTTCACCGGCGTTCTCGTTCGCGCCAGCGGTGACCTGCGCGAAGGTGTCGAAGATCACCAGCTGCGCTCCGCCCCAGTCCCGGATGGCCTTGACCACCTCGATCGCGTCGTCCCGGTTCATGAGGTTGGGCACCCCCGCCAAGACGCGCAGGTTGCCGTCCAGCTCGGACATCTCGATCCCGTGATAGTCGCAATAGGCCTTGAGCCGGTTGCCCATGCCGCCTGCGCCCTCCGCCGCGACCAGCACCACCTTGACCTTGCGCGTCTTCCGCCCCCGCCAGTCGACGCCGCGCGCCAAGGCGCACGCCATCTCCAGCGCGACGAAGCTCTTGCCTGCACCGCTTGCGCCGTAGAGCATCGCGATCTCGGCATGCGGCAGCACGCCCTTGATCATCCAGCTCACCGGCGGCTGCATCGACATCTCGGTCGGGCTCGTCAGCCTGTACTTGCCGCTCTGGGCCTCGCTGGGGGCCATCCCGAGCATCTCGGCTACCTCGGTGGGGTCGAGGGGGCGATCGGCGCTGGGAGGGCCGTCTGCGCCCTCCAGACGCACCATCCGCTTCACTGTCGCCATCGTCACCGGACGTCGACCGCTGCCCTCGCGCCGGGTGAAGCTGTCCCACTGCTCCTGCAGCGCGTCAGAGGACGGGTACTTGCCACCGTTGGCGGACCACTCGTCCCAGACCGCGAACCCGTCATCGCCGCCAGCGGTCTCGTGATGCACGGCCATCCCGACCTTGATCCAGTCGTCGCGGCCCATGTCGGGGTCTAGGCGATCGAGCAGCTCCTCGATCTCGGCGATAGACAGCCCGAGGCGCGGCTCGTGGTCGTTGAACACGGCCTCGATCGCGGCGTCATCCTCGGACAGCACGTCGCGCGGCTCGCGGTGGCCGAAGCGCTTCCCGCACAGGGCGAGCAGCGGCTCGGTCACCTCACCGAGCGTGTCCTCGTTGCCAAACACGTCGGTCGTCCAGAACGGGTCGCCGGTGAAGGTGACGAAGCCCTTCTCGCTGAACACCTCGAACCCGTAGACCCCGTTCTCGGCGACGGTCTTGGACTTGCGGTCGCCGACGTTGCCCTTGATGAACGCGCGCAGGCCTTTGCCCGACGGGCTGACCTCGGTATAGGTGCTGCCGACGATGTCGAGGATTTCCTCCGGCACCTTGCCGTCGTCGCCGATGCAATAGTCGAAGTCGAGCGCGGCGACGCCGAACTCCTTGAGCGTCGCGAACCCGATGCCGTCATAGCCACGCTTGAGCGCAGCCTCCCGGGCCCGGGTGAAGCTCGTCAGGTGCTCCTTGTCCTGCGCCGTGCCTTGCACCCCGTGGCGCTTCTGGCCCGAGGCGTAATAGGGCACCTTGAGCGGCTTTCCGCCCTTCGGGTGCGGCTCGCTTCGCCAGCAGAGCCAGCCCTTGAGCCCGGCCAGCAGCGACGGCGCGCGCATCTGGAGAACGTCCGGCGGAAGCCGGGTAACATTGTCGGTCATCATGCAGAGCCCCCGTTGCAGGCGTTGACGTGTCAGGCGACGAAGTCATCCTTCGACGGCACGCCCACAAGGCCGAGCAGGCGCGGGCTCACCAGCTCCTGCCGGGGGATGGCGTAATGGGTCTCGATCTCCATGGCGCGAGCGGGCGGTACCCACCCCTGCCGGAGGAACTTGTAGATCGCTTGGTGCGTCACGCCGAGCTTGATGGCGAGCGCCTGAACGCTGCCTGCAGCCTCGACCGCGCGCTGGATACCTGTCGTCATTCTGATCTCCTTCCGCCTCGTGCCGGAAGCACGGGGGAGCGTGTTATATGCCTAACCGGATGGTTGCGTCCAGTCGCCCTCATTCCGGGGGCGAGAGTGCTGCCATGTCCCGACGGTAGTGGTCAAGCAGCGCGAGCATCGCGGGCTTGGCGCTGCGCTTGTCGCCGAGCACCGCGATCGTCGCCGCTGCCATGGGGTTGACCAAGTTCTCGCCGTTCTCCCACTTCCGGATTGTACGTCGATGAACGCCACCGATCAAATTTCCGAACTGCTTCTGCGTCAGCCCGAGCCCGCGCCGGATGCGGCGCACCTCGTCAGCCGTCATTCTGCGACGCCTCAAGATAAAGTTTCGATTGACATTTTGGCGCGTAGTCGTTATCTACGCGGCAACAGAGCCCGCCACGCCTCTCAACGATGCGCACCTGGCGGGACTTTTTTTGCCCAGCTTCCTCGCGGTCTATGTCCTTAACCTCGGTCATCACTCTCTCCCAGCTTGCGGATGTCACGGGCGATTGCCCAATCTTCCTCGTCCAATTCGTCGTAGGCTTCGGCTCGCGAGCCAGAATAATAGCTGGCGTTGGTGTCGTACTCTGTGACGCCATGCTCGGCAAAGCGGTCGTCGGCGCGCTTGTCCGCCACCTTCGCGCACCGTTCTATCACGACAGCGATTGCAGCGCGGGCGGCAGCGTCATAGTCGCTGCGGAACGGCATATTGATGTCGCGCGGAACCCCCCCACACATGCCTCGCGCTTTGTTCCATTCCGACTTGTTGGCAGGTACCATCTCTAGAACATCGCCCATAGCGTCAGCAATCTTCGCGGCGACCGCCTCGACAAGTTCATCGCTCATGCGTCGTCCTCCACGATCTTGAGCCCGCGCGCGGCGAGGGCTTTGCGGAGCCGGTCAGCCGCTTCTTGTTCGACGTTGTAGCCGGTGAGTTTCAGGCCCATTGCCGCCGCTGCTCCAATTGCTGCGTCCTGCATTGCCTCAACCAGTGGGTCCGCAGGTTTGGGGAGGATGAAGCGAGCGAGCGGGGTAAGTTTGTCTCTCGGGCAATACCCGGCCTCAACAAGCTCCTTACTCACCTCCTGCTTGAAAGCCTCGTGGCGCTCGATGAGGCGGCAGATGACCTCATTCTCGACGAACGCCCGATCAAGCAATGCGCTGGGGTGCGACGCGCCTCGTTCCAGAGCCACCTCATTAATCAGCGCGAGGGCCTGCTGTTCGATAGGGGTCATGTCAAATACTCCGCAGGACGAGGTGAATATCCTCAAGTCCGTCTACGCGGGCCATCGGAACCTTCTCGTCGAAATAGTGGAATGCATACTGGTTTCCGCCGACGATATCGCCGTCGCAGTCAATCGTGATCGTCGTGTAGCCACCGTATTTGCAGCAACCTTTTACCTTCTCGGTTGCCGCTATGATGACGTGCATATGGCCGTTACGAGCCCCGAAACCGCCGCGAACAGGATAGACGTTGCCGACCATATCCTGCCGTGTTGCCGGGGTCGGAAAGTCCGTCTGAATGTCAATGCTGATTGCCATCTCACCACTCCCTGTTCGCTGCGAGAGCGGCGCGGAACGCATTGATGCGTGCGGAAACAAATTCCCAGTTCGGCATTCCGCTGGCATTGCTCTCGGCGGTGCCCAATATGCCATTCAGGCCATTCCCCGCCTTCACCAGCGCATCATTCCGCGCACGCAAGTCCGCGATGGCGTCGGCGGCTTCGGCTATCGTGAGCGCATTTATGGACGGAAAGTGATAGCGATCTTCGCGGCCTTTCCAGTCGCGCAGGGCGAACCTCAACCCTTTTACCAGCGCGTCATAGTCCATCGGGCACTCCTTCAAGCATATGCCGCACCATCTCCTTGGCTTCCGTATAGTTGAGTAGATTGGTGCCCGTCGGCCAGTGACGCGAGCGCATGGGCTCCTCCGAATACGAAGGCGAGAATATAACCCCGGCGTCGGGGGAGAGAGTTTCAGGAAGCCTCCACATGAGGAAGCGCTGCACCATGTATTCGACAAGTTTATCGTCCATCGTGGTTCTCCTTGAGTGCGGCGCGGGCGGCCAGCACATTGATTGCGAAGTCGTGAGGCAGTCCGTGGCCGGTTAAATCCACCTCTGCGAACGGCCTCAGCGCCTCACGCAGCGCGGCGACTTCGGCTTCGGCGGCGAGTAGCGCATCGGTCAGCCGCGCGTTTGCTTCTTTCTCGCTGTCGAGCGTGGTAACTGCGACATGCTCGACGCGCGTCTTCTCACGCAGCCTGTTTATTTCGGTAGCCTCGCAGGCGTGCAGAGTGCGAACGGCGGCTGCCTGTCGCTTCATGGCCCGGTTAGCCTCATCCCTCTCGCTCACAACCGCGCGGAGCATGGCGGCGGCTTCGGGCGCAAGCTCGACCACGCACAAATCGCCTGCCAGCAACCTCTCTATCATCGCCTCAACGGCGGCGGGGGACGTGTCAGTCGGCATCGAACATCTCCCTGAACATGTGGCCCTCGACGATCTCGACGACCTTGGTTGCCTGTTCTGCCTGCATCATGCCGATGTGGCAGTCGTCCGGGTGCAGGTCCATCTGCTCGGCCAGCCAGCGGTAGGCGGTCTTGCGGGACATCTGCCCGCTCTTCCACAGCTGGTCGAACGCATGGTGTGCGAGCTGCCGGGCAACGCGCGTAGCGGGCCCTGCCGGGGTGCCCAGCGGCTTGATCGTGCCCGGGTGGCACCCGCAGCGTGCGCCGCAGCTACAGACCCAGATGGGCTTCTCAGCCAGATCGGGGCGGTGAGGGTAGACCTCGGCCCCGCAGGTCAGCTTGGCAGCCGACCCACACTCCGCGCAGAGAGGTGCAGGCATCGTCAGGTACTCCGGTGTGTCGAGCATGGCGTCGACGAAGGCGTCGGTGCAGGCCTCAACCATTGGACTGCTCCGCAAGCAGGCTGGCGAGATACTGACGCACCCGGATGAAGTCCTTGCGATCGTCCAGCTCGCCGCGACGGGCAAGGCTAGCAAGCTCGTTATCAGGTTCGGCCTCACCGCTCAGGTGGAGGGTCTCGTGCCAGATCGCGACGGCTTCCCGGGTGATCTCGGTAGCTCGATCGACCGGCTGCTGCTCGTGCTTGGCGATCATGATGGCGAGCTGCTCCATCAGCCGTTGCGAGAAGGGCGGGCAAGTCTGGTAGGCATCTTCGCGCAGCTGAGAGCGGCGTAGCGCTTCCCTGATGGCCCATGTCGGGATGGCGTCCTCAGTCATTGCCCAGCACCTCCCGCACACGGCGCAACTGCGTCTCAAGCGCAACCACCCGGGCGACGAGCGCACTGTGGGCTGTTCCGAGGTAGTCACCTCGCGATGTGGCGGACTGAGGGACCAACTCAAACTCATGGGCAGGGCGGCAACGGGGGTCGCCAGCGGCGTCCAGCAGGTCGAGAAACTGTGTGCCCGCCTCGACGCCGTACTCTTCGACGGACGTCGCGGTGACCGTCGTCTCGAAGCCGACCGGCAGGTCTTCCTCGTCGCCCTTGACCACGCGCACGCGGTCACCCGGTTCAAAATTGATGCTAACCATTGTCGTTCTCCAGCAGGTTGTGAATTTTACGCTCGACGATCACGCCACCCTCGCCGCCCTCACGGACGATCTCGATGGTCCCGAGGTAGGAGTAGGTGTAAGGCGATACGCTTGCCCGGGCGTCCTCTAGGGTCGCGTGCCGCTTCGTAGCGGCGTGGCTGCAGTAGACGTTGTAGAAGAGGCTCTCGCGCTCGGGGACGTTAACGAGGTCGCTGTGGCTCTTGCGTCCGTCTTCCAAGATGTGGCCCGCAGCGTAGTAGGTGAGCACCCGCTCAACCCCTCTTCCGATACGCACCAGCGCTACTATGTTCCCCGCATCGCTTATGCGATCGGTGCACAGGATGCGCGCCGATCGACCGTCGCGGGTCTGCACGGGCTTGGTGGGGTCGAAATCAGCCATTGTCGTTCTCCTCTTCGATATTGATCTCAAGCGCGCCGTCGAGACTGTCGTAGGCGCACTGGTGGAAGGCCTCGTCGCGGGCCCGTCGCCGGGCCTCCATCTTGGTCTTGGCGTGGACGGTGCAGGACCAGCCACGGTCTCCAAAGGCCGGGCGCTGGGGGATGATGTGGGCGCGGTAGGCCTTCATTCGCCCCTCCATCCGGTGAACAGCGCGCAGAACAAGGTCCGCAGCAGCCATTTAACAAGGTAGAGGGGCCACCACACGGCCTGCTCTACGGGCGCGCCAGCCGCTACGCACATAACGCCTACGATCCACCAGATCACGGCGGCGGAAGCTACGAGGGGCGCAGTCACTTCACCTTCTCCCAGATCATCTCCAGCGCCTCGGCGATGGCGGCGTATGCGCACTCGTGCTCATCATCACCCCAACTGCGGATTGCACTCAGCAGATAGAGCATCCGATCGTCCGGCTCGCGGGCTTTCCGCTCGACCTGTTCGTCCCGCGCTTCGAGCCATCCCAGCTTCCACGCGTCATGGTTGTTACCGGGGTAGTATGACCCGCTGCCCTCTTCGTAAGGCACGCCGTCCCAGAAGGCGTCATAGCCAAGTCGGTAGGCACAGGTACCCCGGAGTTGCTGCTTGCGGCTCATGCTTCGTCCTCCTCATCCTGCTCATCTTCGTCGTCCTCTTGGGCGAGTTCGAACATCTCCTCGTACCTGTCCGCGCGATCCTTGCTGATGCGATCGCGTTCGGCTTGGGACAGGGCCTCCCATGCGGCCTTCTCGGCAGCGATCTCCGCGCGCCCCTCGGCGAGGCGCTTGGCCTCTTCCTCGGCGAAGATGTCGCCCATAAATTCGGTTCCCTTGCTCATGCTACGGCCTCCTTGACACTGGCCGCGAAGTCGCGGCCCTCCTCCAGCCACTGCGCCTCGGTGAGGTCGCGAAAGTGGCAGACGTAGACGCTGCGCGTCTCGAAGATCAGGATCGGCTCTTCGACCACGAAGATGAAGTAGAAGTAGCCGTCGGCGCTGGCGTTCACCAGCTCAAGCGGCAGCCCCTCGGCGCGCAGCTTGGCGGTGATGGTGCGGCAGTTCGCCATGTCAGCGGTCCTCCCCGTCGATGCGGGCGAGGATGGCGCGACGATCCTGTTCAAGAAGTCGCGCGACTTGCAGGGGAAGCCCGTTCGTTCGATTGCCAAGATTGAACATGGCGCTGCCGCGAACGCCGGGAATGCCCTGAATGACAAGCCAGACAATCCCGTCCGCATCGGGCTCCCGTATCTCGAAACTCTCGGCGAGAGACTTCATAGCGTGCGCTTCCGCGATCAAACAGGCGTTGGCAAATATTTCCGCATCCGTTTCGATGGTGCGGCCGAAGAGGTCGGATAAAGGCAGGAGGCACACAGTCGTCTCGGGTTCTCCCGGGCCGACGACAGCTATGTAGCTTTCGTAAGCGGGCAAAACGATCCAAGGCCCCTCGGTGTGCTTGATGGTCATCTCAGTGTCTCCGTTGCTAGACACCCTCTTCCTACAGGCCTCTCAGGCCCCTGTCAACCGTTCGGTGTAAAAAAAAAAGAGCGGCCCGTTTCGGGGCCGCCCAAGGTTCAGGCGAGAGGGTCGCATGCCATCAGGGGACGGCGTTCTCGCCTGTTTTCGTTTCCGCCACCGCATCGACGACTTCGGGCGTCCAGTCGAACTCCTTCGGGTCGAGCACGCCGAACGCGAGGATCAGGCCGCGCAGGGTCGAGCGGACAGCTTCGACGCGGACGTTGCGGTTCACGTCCTCGCCGGGCATGAGGATTGCCGACGAGGCGTTGTCCGCACTCGCCAGTCCCTTCGCCAGCTGCTCCATGACCAGCTGGTAGATCAAGGTACCAGCGAACCGGGCAGCCGTGTTGAGGTCGGCGGCGGTGTACTTGGCCTCGCTCACAGCTTGTCTCCCTGCAGGATCGCGATCACCTCGGCGCGGTGGTCGTCGTACGTGACCTCGGGATGCGGCACCGGCCGACCCAGCGCAAGGCAGACGCCCAGCTCGATCCGGTGGTCGATGTACGACAGCAGCGCCGCGACCTGCCGATCGGACAGCGGGTAGACGTGCTCGGTTACCGTGCCGGTGTGGTCCCGGGTTTCGCGGTAATGCACCATTGTCATCCGCCCGGGCAGGCAGTTAACTGTCAGGGTCTCTTTGGTCACGTTATTCTCCTTCGTTCTGGATGAAGTCGACGACGTCGTCCCAGCGGTCTGAAATACCGCCGAGCACGTCCTTGTTCCGCTGCTCCTCGGCCTTGGCCGCGTCCCACAGCGACGTGTCGATCAGGCTGCTGATCTCACGGTCGATGATACCGTCGATCGTCCGGGGATCGAGCGCGTCAAGCTCCCACGAGGAGTGCCCGAAGCGCTTGACATAGTCGGCCGCGCGGCTGTCGGTGTCCTTGGCCGGGTTGGGCGGCGGGTTGAACTCCTCCACCTGCTCCCAGTTGAGCGCGAGGCGGCGCACCTCGATCTCGCGCCGGGCGAACATCGACAGCCGGTCGGTGTTGTCCCGGGTCATGTCGATCCCGCTCGGATCGTGGTCGCCGAGGTGCAGGATGATAGGTGTAATGCCCTGCAGGGTGTAGTAGTGAAGCCTCTTGCCCGCATCGTACTGCTCCGACTGCGAGGTGTAGCCCCGGCAGGCGAAGTAGGGCACCTGCCAGCGCTCGCAGACCGGTTCGATAACGCCGGTGAGCGCGTCCTTCTCGATCCACACCTCGACCCGGTTGGCCTGCCCGGCCCACAGGTTCTCGGCGTACTGGTCGGCGCACGCGGCGATCAGCTCGCTGGGGTCGCGCCAGAAGGAGGGACGCTCGACGTTGCGCGTGCGGTCCTCGATCGCGGCCCAGTCGATCAGCCCGGCCAGTCGGCCATCGTTGATGATCGACCCGAGCCGCTTGTACTCGGTCATCTTGTTGGCGATGATGTCCCGCGAGACGAACTGGTAGTAGAGCTGACGCAGGGTCAGCTTGAACCCTTGCGCCGCGTACTCGGCGATGATGTCGTTCGCCTGCCCGATCGTTCGCAGGGTCTCGGGCTTGAACGCCCGGTCGATGAAGGCTTCCGTGCTCACTTGTCTTCCCTCTTTCAGTCGTGGGCGGGGGCCGGGAGCCCCCGCCAGTTGGTTACCACCCCCACTTGCTGGCGCAGACCGGGCCGATGCCCAGCGCGACCGATGCGGGGTCCGTCAGGTCGCGACCACAGCAGGCGCAGGTGCCGTACTGCTTGCCGTAGGCGATAGCGGCCTGCTTCGGGTCCGCCGCCACTTCGAGGATCGACCGCTTGGCCTCCTCGCTGCAGGTGCGGACGGCGAGCAGCTTGCCGTCGGTGATCTTGCCGAGGTACTCGCCGTAGCTGTCCTTGACGTAGATCGACCCGGCGTTGGCGCTGGTGGCGCTTGCGAGCGAGAAGACGAAGTCGGCCAGCCGCAGCTTCGGGAACTTCAGCCCGTTGCTCTTGGCGGTCGCCAGCGAGGCCTCGATCGCGGCGATCGACACGGTCGGGGCCTGAGTGACACGAGCGTTGCGCTCGGCGTCCCACTGTGCCTGCCGGGCCTTCTCGCGCTCGATGCAGCGCTCGACAGCGGCGTACTGGTTCGGGGTGAGCGCGCCGTAGCGAACGACCGCGTCGCGCAGGCTCTGGGCGAACTCGAAGCCCTTGGCGGCGTTCCGGTTCAGCCAGTCGGCGATGTCCGGGTTCTGCGCGGTCCAGCTGTTGACCTGCTCGGCGAGCGTGGCAGCGCGGGCGTCACGACGCTTGGCGACAGCCTCGCGCTGCTTGGCGCGGACGTCCGGCGCGGTCTTGAACTCCTTGTAGCCGACGCCGTTGCAGGCGAGGCAGCTGTTGTGCCCGAGCGACGACGGGGCGTTGTAGCGGCCCGAGCCACCGCACTTGCCGCAGCGCTCGCGGTAGACCTGCCGGGTAGCGTGGGCGACCTGCGCCTCGATCAGGGGATCGTTGGCGAGGGGGCGCGCCGGGGCGGTGCCGTTGAAGAGGCCGTCGAGGTCGTCATCAAGATCGTTGAACATTGGTCGTCTCCGTTGCTGACGATCCTCGACTAGCAGTTCTACCGGATGGTTGCAATAGTTATTTTGCAGTCCGCGCCACCGGCACCGGATCGGGGGCGGTGCAGGAGCGCGCGAGCAGCGGGATCACTATCAGGAGGGCGACTGTCACCAGCCCCACGAATAGCCCGGCCGCGATGGCGTCGATGTCGCGGGTCACCATGCTGCGCTCCATCCATGTTGTACCGCCAGCGCCACCATCTGGCGAGCATGCATCGCGCCCAAGCGGCCGACGACGTAGTGGTCCTTGCCGCCGCGCGGCACGCCGTGGGCGTCGCCCCACGTTGTCGACCTGCCCTCGTATAGCGGCAGGTCCGCGCGGTGGACGTTACTGTAGCCTGCCCGGCGCAGGTGGTTCGCGGCGTGGTCGAGCAGGGTGAGACCTCCGCTGACGCTGACGCGGTTGGCCTTGCCCATGACGTTCATCAGATCGACGGTCTTGGGCGCGCGGCGCGCGGTGACACCGGTCTCGCGCAGCCAGCGATCGACGACCTTGTAGCTGACGTTCGCGCGCTCCTTGATCTCGGCCTTGGTCATCTTGCCCGCGTCTTCCCACCATGACGGCAGGGGTGTCTTGGCGTCACTGGGAGCCCGCGTGGCGAGCACGATGCCGCTCTCCTTGAGCCACCGGCGCACCGTGCTGTCCGAGCTGTGGTAGTGCGAGCAGAGGCGCTGGAGCGAGCCGTGGTACTCGGCCTGCTGCGCGAGGTCGTCGGGGATCGGGCGCTTGCGTGCGCCGGGCGTCCGGCGATCGGGGCCGAAGCCCATCTCGTCCTGCCAGCGGATCGCGGTCGAGGAGCTTATCTCCAGCACGACCGAGACGGCGTAGCTGGTCATGCCTTCCTTGAACATCCGCAGGGCCTTCCGCTTCATCTCGGGAGGGTGCTTGAAACGGGCCATTTACCTATCCTTTGTGCTAGGGGTCGCGCACACCGGGGTCTCCGGGTGGCGTAAGTGGTTTGCGAGGACGTACATCGTGAGGAGCAGCGCGATGAACATGCTGACCTCGCGAGCGAAGCGGGTGGTTTCATCCCAGCGCATTGCACGGGTCTCCTTCGAGCTTGCGGAGCGCAGCTTCGGCTACCGAGATGCGGCCCTTGTAGATGGCGATCTGGCGGCGCTTGCGGGCGCGGAAGCTGGCGATAGCCTCGTCGATCGTGGCGCAGGCCCAGTGCTTGTTCCACGCGTTGGCGATCCAGCGGCCCTTGTGGCGGTAGTCGTTTATCCGGGCACCCTTGTCGGTGCGCTTGAGCACCTCGTAGGGAAGGAGCTGCAGGACGACGCGGCCACCTCCCGGGATGACGTCGCCGTACTCGTCAACGCTGCTGTAGATGATATCCTCGATCCGCCAGTAGGCTCCGAGCGGGTAGTGCTCGGCCCATTTGACTGCTGTGAGGCCGTTTATGAAGATGGACAGGTTGGTCACAGTGCTCTCCTCCATGACATCATCCGCAGCTCGCGCCGGACGACGGGATCGGGGGTGTTCCACCAGCGGTCGCCGTAGCGGAACGCGATGCGCCAGAACCAGCGACGGTGGGACCCAGCAGGGCCTTTCCCGCCGTAAATCCGGGCGTTGATGTGCTGGCGCGTCATGCCGCCTTCACCTTGAGCCACTTGCGCTGGGCGTTCGCGGTCAGCTTGATGATGTCGGCAGTGATCGCGTCGCGCTTGGCGATGTCTTCCGCGTCGATCAGCGGCACGATCGCCTCGGGACCGTCGCCCACAGAGTTGGTGCGTCCGGCGAGGGTCCAGTCTGGTCCGATCAGCCACACGCCGTTGTCGCCGTTGTCGCAGTCCAGCCGGTCGCAGATGTCGACGCCGACCGAGCAGTCGTCCTCCGCGCCGAAGAACAGGCCGATCGCCTGTGCGAGGCGGGCCATGCCGTAGCTGGTATCGCTCGTGGGATCACGGTAACCAAGCTGCCTGCAGGCGGCGAGGAAGCCTTCGACGCTCTCCTGCCCGCCGTTCCAGTGGACGTAGACGCCAATGTTGTTCTTGTTGAAAGGCGCGGTGGTGATGACTGCACGATTTCCCATTTCAGTTCTCCGTTGCTTGCTTTGGTGTCAGTCGCACTCGTTGCCAGGCTTCGGGCAGCGAGATTTAACGAAAGGGCATTGAAAATCAGATGCGGAAGGGTCAGCGCCCTTCACCGCCCGCCTGCCAAGAATTTCGCCTACAATGGTCTCTGGATTACACGGCAATAGCTAATTCCTCGCGTTCGCGCCCGACTTGCCCCGTAGGGGCTTCGCGCATCGTATCCGCAAGGATCAGGGCTTCGGCAACACGTTTTCCCAGGAGCGGAGGCACGGCATTGCCTACCTGAACATATTGTTCAGTGCGACTGCCCAAGAAATTGAAGAAATCCGGGAAAGCTTGAAGCCGCGCGGCCTCTCTGACAGTCAAGGCACGATCCTGGACGGGGTGGATATAAGCCCCCCAGTGGACATCGCACTTGGTCAAAATAGTGCAGGCCAGGTCGCTTTTCCGGGGGCGGCCATACCGCTTTGTGTGGTCGCTGCGTTTCGCTTTCAGCATCCCTGCCGGAAGCAGATCGCGCGGAATATCCCGCCATGATCCGCCGGACGGGATGTGGCGCATCCGCTCTTCGTTGATAGCGGAAAGTCGCCCGGCAGAATGGTTGTTCAAGATGGTGCAGTCACCACGCAAAAGCGCCTGGAACGAGTTCTGCGGCTTGCTGCTGTATCGGGTGGGAATTTCCTTGGCCCCGTTCTCTAGTGGGGGGAGATCAGAGATCGCATCCCAGATAGTGACCAGTGGCAACCTGCCTTCCCCGTGCGTCGGTTCCGGGAAGAGGATTTGCGCGTTTGTCCTGGTCGCGATGAAGAAGACTCGCCGCCGCTCTTGAGGGACGCCGTATTCCTCGGCTTTCAACACTTTCATCTCAACCCGATAGCCGAGGCTCTCCATCCCGTCGAAGATTTCCCGGACGATGTTTCCGCCCGAAATCGAGGTGATGCCGGTCACATTTTCCATCACAAGCCAACGCGGCTGGATACCTTCGACAATACGAAGATACTCCCGGAACAGGCCTGCTCTGGGATCATCTTCGCCCCGTTGATGGTTGTAGACTGAGTAACCTTGGCAGGGTGGGCCACCAACAATGACGTCGATTTCCCCGCGCTTCTTGCCTGCGGCTTTCAGCAGCATTTCAGGCGTCACGTTCTGGATCGGGCCGCCGATGAACGTTGCCTCAGGGTGCGTCGCTGCAAAAGTCGCTCCGGCCTTCTCATCATAGTCTTGCCCCGCGAGGACGTGGAAGCCAGCCTGCCGGAAGCCTTCTGAAAGGCCCCCTGCCCCGCAAAACAGATCAATCGCAGTCAAGTTGCGGTCGGTCATTGTGCTGTCTCCTGTTGGGGTGGGATGTTAGGTGTTCTTTCGGCAGCGAGGCGCGAGCGGGGGTGGGTGAAGATCAGGCTGCGGAACTCGGCGTCGGTCATCTGCATGACCTCCTTGAGCCGCGCCCACTGGCGGGGAGAGGGGCCGTGGTAGCCGCTGCTCTCCTCGGTGTCCCGATCGAGCACCACGCGCTTGTGGGTGTCGTCGAGGACGAAGATGCCGTTGTGCTCCGGGCCGATCAGGCCGAAGGCGTTGTAGGCACCGGCGATGCCGACGCGGTAGAGGGTCTTCCCGACCTGCTTCGGGCGGACAGCGCCGTCCGCGTGCATGAAGGGGCCGATCTGGTTGGCGATGCCGGTGCTCATCTTACTGCCCCTTCGCGTTTTCGAGGTTGCCGATCATGTTGTCGAGGCTGTCGACCGCGCTGCTCAGTTCGCTCTCGGCGTAGTCCAGCTCGCTGCACGCCTCGTCGGCGGCGCTGTACTTGTCGCTGCCCTGCATGTTCTCGGGCATGTTGTCGCGGTACTCTTCTTCCTCGCCCCGGATGTCCTCGCACTGGCTGCGGACATCGTCGAGCTTGCTCTTCAGCTCTTCCAGCTCGGCGATCAGGGCGTCGATGGCCTTGCGGCGGTCCTTGTTCATGTCTCGTCTCCGTTGATGGTCCGTCCTAGGTACCACTGCAACCATCAGGTTGCAAGCCCCCTTCTGAACTTTTTTTGTTCAGCCTCCCAGCAGGCGCATCAGTGCCTCGTCCCGGAGAGGAACGCCGCGAGGAACTCCTCTAACTCGCCCGGACTGGCGAAGGAGACAATCTGCGGCTCGTCCTGCCCGTGCGGGATGATGGCGGTAAACTGCGGCTCCGGCGGGGCGAAGGCGAAATCGTCGGGCAGCCAGCTGACCTCGTGCTCCATGAAGGCGACGCCGGGCCCGTCGGTGCCCGGGCAGTCGACGTACCCCTCGCCGTCGCTGCTGACGAGCAGCATCCGCCCAGCGAAGCCTACGCCAGCCGAGCGGACGGTGAAGCCGCGCGGGTTCTCCTTGAGCCTGCCGTCCTCGTCGACCAAGGCGTACAGGGGCGCAGCGCTGCCGGTGGCGTGCCCTATCAGGATTTCTTCGATCGTGTCGCACTGCAGGACCGCGTAGATCGCGGGCAGGGTGTTCTCAAGCTCGACAGCGGATATCGTCTTGGCGAACGGGTCGATCAATATGGCTTTCATGCTTCGGCTCCTTCTCCGGTGTAGCGCGGTGCGCTGGTCTTGCTGGCGATGACGTCGGCGCTTGCCAGCTCAAGCACCTTGATGTCCGGGTTGGCGGTACCCCACGCTTCGCCGAAGGGCGAGCAGACCCGCAGGTAGCCGCCGCTGTGCGGGATGAAGACGTCGGGGCCCCGGGCGTAGAGCCCGAGCTGCTTGTAGACACCGCCCTTGAACCGGGCGATGGCGACGCCATCCTCAATCTTGTTGAACAGCTTCATTCAGTCCTCCTTCGCGAACCAGTGGGGCTTCCGGTCCTTGAGCCGGATATACTCCTCGACCATCTTGAGGGCGTCCGGCCAGCTCTCTGCGCTGTGGTCGCCGTAGAAGGGGTCGCAGTTCTCCTCGCCCCAGCCCTCGGCCCACGTCGGGCCCCAGACGATGACGTTGCCGAACTCGACTTCGATCTCGATGCCATGCAGCCGGGCGAGGCGGCGCACGAGGGTGGCGGTGCTCTGGGCGCGCTTCTCCTCGGCCGTCTTGCGGCGCGGCTTGGGCAGCAGTTTCTTTATGTCAGGGAGAGGCACCGTGCGGGTGAGCCGGTAGGCTGCGGCCAGCTTGTGGCGGCGGTAGGGTGCCTCGGCGAGAGGGACGACCTTGCCGACGACGCCGCAGACGTAGTGGTCGCCCTGCAGCAGCTCGTAGTGGTCCCCGGCGATCGTCAGGACGACGTCGGTGCCGCGCTTGTAGACGCTGTCCGCAGCCCATGCCTGTAGCGTCGGGCGCTCCCGGGCGCTGCGGCCGAGGTAGTCGGCGATGCTCTCGGCGCGGATGCCCAGCCGGGCGAACGCGGTCAGCACGTGGCCGATCGCCGAGCCCTTGATGAACTTGCGCCCGCTGATGTGGCGCAGCAGCGCGGCGGTCTCGGCGGTGTCGAACCCGGTGATGGCCGAGATGGCGCTCGGGCCGCAGTAGCGGTTGCTGGAGCGCTTGGCGCGCACCGGCGCACCGAGGGTGAGCGGGGCGCTCACGGGTACGCCCGGTGCTGGCGCAGCGGCCAGATTTCGACCACACCGTTGCCGTCAGGCAGCTCGTCGACCACGACATGCGCCACGGTCTTGAGCACCCGGGCGATGCGGGTCTCGTTGGCGACGTAGACGAGGTGCGGGAAGTCGGCACCGAGCCAGCCACCCCTGTCGTCCGCCGGACGCACCGCGTATTCGAAGTACAGGTCTGTGTCACGGTGGCGGAAGCTACCGAGGATGTGCGGCAGGTGGGTGTCCGCGTTGGTGTGGGGAGCGTAGGCCATCAGAAGTTCCACGGGCGGGCGGCGAGCGAGTTCGCCAGCTGGCGGGCCTCGCGCTTGCCCTCGACATCGTGGCGCGCGATCTGCTCGCGGCGGCCGTTGGTGATGCGGGTGATGGTGAGGGTGGCCGAGCGGGTCGCGGACCCGACAGTGTATTCGGCAGCAAGAACAGGTGCGTCCATGTGTGGTCTCCGTTGCAGACACCATCCTTCTACACGTGCAACTGGGGGGTTGCAATACCCTCCTGAAATTTTTTTTTCGATATCGAGTTGACGGCGTGCAACCCGGGAGTTCAGTAGGGTGCTTCCCGCAACGGAAGGGAGTTAAGACACATGCCGGTCCTCGACCGAAGCCACTACAGATGCGCCTCTGACAACGAGCTTGTCCAGACTGTGAGCGAGAGCCTGCAGCCCACGGAGCTTGAGATCGTCCTGTCCGAGCGCCTCGCAGACTACATGCTGCAGGACGAGAACGCCGCCTCGGTAGCTCGCTCGCTGATCCGGGCACAGGACCGGATCGACCAGCTGGCCCGCGACAACAAGCTGCTCGCGCAGCAGGTCGCAGCCCTCCAGACCCAACTCGACATATAAAGGAGAATGCAATTGTCTATCCAGCTTAACATCGACGCCATCGACGCGAGCGATCTGCTCGCCCAGCTCACCACCCTCGCGCAGGCGCTCACCGGCAACGCGGCGTACAGCCGCACCTACGTCGCGGTGCCCGAAACCACCGCACGCGGCAGCACCGAAGCGGAGGCCAAGAACACCCGCTCGCGCAAGACGGCAGCCTCGTCTGGTTCTGCGACAGCTGCATCCCCTTCTGAGGGAAACGCAAGCGCCGCGACTGCCGACACTGCGGCCAGCACTTCGGAAGCGTCTGCCCCCGCTGCGGAGGGTGAAGGCAAGAAGACCTACGCCGACGTCCGTGCCGCGATGCTCAAGCTGACGACGGCGAAGAGCCGCGACGCGGCGATCGAGCTGCTCACGAAGTACAAGGTCGGCAAGGCGCAGGAGCTGACCGAGGACCAGTACGAGGGGGTCATCAAGGACGCCCTCGACGCTGCTGCAGCGGAATAGCGGCATGCTGTCCCCCTTTGTCACCCGCAGACGGCTGGAAGACACGCAGGAAGAGCTGCGGCAACTCCGGCAAGCCCTCCAACGCCGCGAGCAGGCGGCAGCGGAGGACGAAGGCTACATCGCCTCGCTACGTGCGGAAAACGAGCTGTTGAAGACGTGGATCATGGAGCTGAAAGTAAAGCTCGCCCACGCCTGCGGCCGTGATCCCAAGACGGGCAGGTTTACGAAAGAAGGGAGTTTATAATGGCTGAGAATAGCAACGTCTCGTCCACCGGAGGGATCGGGTTTGCAGGTTTGCTCGCGATCCTGTTCATCGGCCTCAAGCTTACGGGGGTCATCAACTGGTCGTGGCTCTGGGTGCTGTCGCCCATCTGGATACCGTTCGTCGCTGTCATCGTGATGTTCGCCGTCTTCCTCGTGTTTTTCTTCATCAAGGAACTGTTCTGGGGAGGGAAGTAATGGCGCACGCAAGGTTCGCCCCATCAGGAGCGCATCGGTGGATGCGTTGCCCGGGGTCGCTCGTGCTGACCGACAAGGCCGGGGACCGCAGTAGCGGCTTCGCGGACGAAGGCAGCGCAGCCCATGAGTTCGCGGCGTGGCTGCTGCTCAACCGGCCCAGTGCCGAGGAGCAGGAAGCCGCTGTCGACGTGATGTTCACGACGATCAACGGCAAGGAGTATTTCCTCACCAAGGACATGCTCGGCCACATCCGCGACTACGCCAAGCTGGTCGACGAGTACGCCGCCGGTGGCGAGCTGCTCGTCGAGGAGAGGGTCCACCTGTCGGAGGTCATGGGAACGCCGGACTGCTACGGCACCAGCGACGCGATCATCCTGCACGAGGGTCGCATCGTCGTGGTCGATCTGAAGTACGGCATGGGGGTCAAGGTCGATGCGTTCAAGCGCACCGATGCGGCCAACATGGACACGATCCCCAACGAGCAGATGGCGCTCTACGCGCTGGGCGCTCTGGAGACGTTCGACTACATGATCGGCGACATCGAGCGGGTCACGCTCGTTGTCCACCAGCCCCGGCTCAACCACGTCAGCGAGTACGAGTGCACGATCGGCGAGCTGCAGGACTTCGCCCTGCGCGCCAAGGGTGCCCGCATCACGGCGGACACCGCTCGCAAGCAGCACGAAAACCCGACGGGTGACCTCAAGTTCGAGGACTTCCTCCACCCGGGCGAGGAGCAGTGCCGCTTCTGCAGCGCCAAGCCCAATTGCCCGGCGCTGCGCAAGCAGGTCGACAACACGGTCGACGACGACTTCCGCGACATGCTGGAGGCGACCCATATCGACGCGGATCAGCTGTCCGAGGCGATGAAGCGGGTCGGCATGATCGAGGACTGGTGCAAAGGCGTCAGGGCCGAGGTCGAGCGGCGCTTGCTGTCCGGCCAGCCGGTCAAGGACTTCAAGCTCGTACAGGGTCGTCAGGGCAACCGCGCGTGGTCCGACGCGAAGGAAGCCGAGGCGCTGCTCAAGTCGTTCCGCCTCAAGCAGGACCAGATGTACACGATGAACCTGATCAGCCCGACCACAGCTGAAAAGCTGCTCGCTGCTGCAGCCCCGAAGCGCTGGGAAAAGGCCAAGGCCCTGATCACCCGCGCCGACGGTAAACCATCTGTGGCCCCGGCCACGGACCCACGGCCAGAGATGGTCATCACCCCGGTCAGCGACGATTTCGCTGACCTGACGCAAACGGAGAATTGATTATGCGTCTTATGCTCAAGAACGTGCGTCTCGCCTTCCCGGCGATTTTCGAACCCGCCGCGATCGGCGACGGTGAGCCTGCCTACGGTGCCAAGCTCATCCTCGACCCGGACGCCGATTACATCGCCGAGGTCAAGAAGGCGGTGATGTCGGTCGCCAAGGAGAAGTGGAAGGACAAGGCGGCCGACATCCTCGCGGTGCTCAAGGACGACAAGCGCATCTGCTACGTCGAGGCCCCCTACAAGAACAAGGACGGGCAGGTCTACGACGGCTTCGAGGGCAAGTTCTCGCTCTCGACGCGCAACCCGACCGTCAAGCCGAAGGCCCTCGACAAGCGCGGCAACGAAGTCGGCAAGAGCGACGGGGTCATCTACCCCGGCTGCTACGTCCATGCCTCTGTAGAGTTCTGGGCGCAGGACAACCAGTGGGGCCGTCGCATCAACTGCAACCTGCGCGGCGTGATGTTCGCCAAGGACGGCGACAGCTTCGGTGGCTCGACTGCCGCATCGGCTGACGAGTTCAAGGAGTTCGCGGTCGACGACGCCGACGACATCTTCTGACCAACCCGGAGCCCGGCCTAGCCGGGCTCCCAACCACTGGAGAACATCGTGGCGAAGGAAGCACAGGTCGGCGACAACCATGTCGCAGCCGAACAACTCCGGCTTTTCATCGAGCGTATCGAGCGGCTGGAGGAAGAAAAACAGGGCATCGCGGACGACGTCAAGGACGTCTATCTGGAGGCGAAATCGCAGGGGTATGACGCCAAGATCATGCGCGAGATCGTCAAGCTGCGGAAAATGGACAAGGATCGCAGGGACGAGTTCTACGCGCTCCTCGACACCTATTCGCACGCTCTTGGCTTGGACCTCTTTTAGGTGTAACTGGAGCTACCGGATGGTTGACTTCGTCGCTATCCGGTAGCTCCTTCTTTCCGGTGGGTCGCGCGGTTCCGTTGGCTGCGCGGCCCTCCTGAAAGAAGGAGCACAACGGCTTGTCTGTCCTACTACTCGACACAGAAACTTTCTGCGAACGGCCCATTCGGGACGGTCTCTTCGCGTACGCGGAGGTGTCCGAGACGATCATCATCTCCAAGGCGTGGGATGACGAGGACGTCGAGGTCTACGCGACCGAGGACGTGCCCGATTGGGCCGCGCAACTGCAAGCGGAGATCGACTTCGCCGACGAGGTCGTGATCCACAACAGCCCGTTCGAGCGCCACACGCTCGCCAAGTATGGCATCACGATCCCGGTGGAGAAGATCACCGACACCTACGCCTTGGCGCTCCAGCACGGCTTTCCGGCCAAACTGGAGACCCTCTGCAGCATCTTCGAGTTGCCGGTGGACAAGGCAAAGGATAAAGCGGGCAAGGCGCTCATCCAGTTGTTCTCCAAACCGCGCCCGAAGAACATGAAGTTGCGGAGGGCGACGCGTGACACCCACCCCGAAAAATGGGCCGAGTTCCTCTCCTACGCCGGGTCGGACGTGGTGTCGATGCGAGAGCTATACCGGCTCCTGCCCCGATGGAATGCAAGTCCGGGTGAGCAGAAGCTATGGCGGCTCGACCAGACGATTAACGACCGTGGTGTCCAGATCGACCTTCAACTCGCCGAGGCTGCCGTCCGAGCTGCTGCACGAGCTACTCGATCTTTGGCCGATGCTCTCAACGATCTGACAGACGGCGCGGTGGCCTCGGCCACGCAAGGCAAGCGGCTGCTGGAGTACCTGTCGGACGAGCACGATTTTGACCCGGGCGACCTGACCAAGGGTAACATCAAGGCGTGGCTCGCGAGCGCGATCGCCACCGACGAGGTCAAGGCCATCCTTGCCAACCGGCTGGAGGCAGCTGCCACCAGCCCGGCGAAGTACAAGGTGCTGATGAAGGGCTGCTCGGCCGACGGCCGCCTGCGCGGGACGCTCCAGTTCTGCGGCGCAGCGCGTACCGGGCGCTGGGGTGGCCGTCTGTTCCAGCCGCAGAACCTGCCGCGCCCGACCATGACGGCCGAGGAGATCGAAGACGCAATCGCGGCGATGATCGCCGATCTGGTCGAGTTGCTGTTCGACGATATCATGTCGGTCTGCGCCTCGTGCGTCCGGGGCGCGATCATCGCGGCACCGGGCAAGAAGCTGTGCATCGCCGATCTGTCCAACATCGAAGGGCGGATGCTCGCATGGCTCGCCAACGAAGACTGGAAGCTCAAGGCCTTCAAGGAGTTCGACGCCGGGGTCGGGCACGACCTCTACAAGATCACCGCCGGGCGCATCCTGAAGAAAGACCCGGGCGATGTAACCAAAAAGGAGAGACAGGATTACGGAAAAGTACCAGAATTGGCGTGCGGATACCAAGGGGCCGTCGGTGCGTTCGCCATCATGGGGGCCAATCTGGGCGTCAACCTGCCCGAGGATCAGGTGGTCGAGATCGTCGCGGCGTGGCGCAAGGCGCACCGGCAGACGGTCAATTTCTGGTACGATCTGGAGCGCGCGGCGCGCGGCGCGGTGCTCAACCCGGGCAAGACCTACGCAGTGCGCCACCTCAAGCTGCGTGTCGACGAGCACGAGGGGTTCGCCTACCTGCGCATGCGCCTGCCCTCGGGCCGGTATCTCTGCTACTTCGAGCCCGAGGGCGACCCGAACACCGGCAAGCTCTCCTACATGGGGATCGACCAGTACACCCGGCAGTGGAAGCGGCTGGCGACGTACGGCGGGAAGCTGTGCATAGCGAAGGGGACGCCGGTTCTCACGGAGCGCGGCTGGGTGGCAATCGAGCACGTGCGCCCCACTGACCGGGTCTGGGACGGGGTGTCTTGGGTGCGGCACGCGGGTCTTGACCTGCGCGGTGTTAAGGAGGTGATCTTAGCGCACGGTGTCACAATGACCCCGGATCACGAAATACTTACTTCGGAAGGCTGGGTGCGTGCATCACAGAGCAAAGGACTTGAGCGGGCTCCGTGTAGGCTTCCTGACGGTTACGACGTACGCGGGGAGCAACGGGAAGAAATCGCTATGGCACACTCTCTGCCTGTGCGGGGCGACGCCGGTACATGCCGCCTCCGAGCTGGAGAAGTGGCGCAAGAGGGGAGCGAACCCCTCGTGCGGGTGCCAGCGGAAAAAGAGCATAGGAGCCTCGCAGACGACGCACGGGATGTCCAGCCACAAGGCATTTGCGGTGTGGCGGTCGATGCTGGACCGCTGCCGCCTCCCGACGCACCAAGCGTGGGCACGCTACGGGGGCAGAGGCATAGGGGTGTGCCCGGAGTGGCAGGCGTCTTTTGCGAAATTCTGGGCGGACATGGGCCCGACGTATCAGGAAGGGCTGACGCTGGAGAGGCAGGACAACAACGCGGGGTACAGCCCAACCAACTGCTGCTGGACCTCCCGCAAGGCGCAGGCCCGGAACACCCGGGTGAACCGCAGGGCCGACACGCCGTGGGGCTTCATCACGGTGGCCGAGATAGCAGAGAAAACAGGGCTGAACGTGACGACACTGCTCTACCGCCTCTCGCGGGGGGTGCGGTGCCCTCTTTTGATTTCCGCCCCGGACAGTTCGCGGAAGTTTTCGATCTACTGAATTGCGGCCCCCTGCGTAGGTTTACCGTACTCGGTGCCGACGGCCTTCCGCTGATCGTCCACAACTGCGAGAACGCGACGCAAGCCGCCTCGCGCGACGTGCTGGCGTACGGCATGCTCATGGCCGAGGAGCGCGGCTACCTGACCGTGCTGCACGTCCACGACGAGCTGCTCACCGAGACGCCGGACACCCCGGACTTCACCAGCGACGAGCTGGAGGAGATAATGGCAACCAACCCGCCATGGGCGATCGGGCTGCCGCTCGCCGCCGGTGGCTTCGAGACCTACCGCTACAGAAAGGACGACTGATGGATAACGCGATGGTGGACAGCGAGACGCTCGGTGTGCAGCCGGGGTCGATCCTGCTCTCGCTTGGGGCGACGATGTTCTGTCCCAAAACGGGACAGCTCGGTGCTGACTTTTATGTCAACATCGACACCCAGTCATGCCGGGACGTCGGGCTCACCGAGGACCAGTCGACCGTCGACTGGTGGAAGGATCAGTCCAAGGAGGCGCGAGCGATCCTGCTCCCTGACCGGGTACCGCTGCGCGAGGCGCTGGAGCGCTTCAGCATCTGGTGGATCAAGGCCGCTGCCCGGTTCTTCTGGTCGAACGGTGCGGCATTCGACGCGGTGCTGCTGGAGAGTGCGTACCGCGCCTGCGGGATGGAGCCGCCGTGGCAGTTCTGGAACGTCCGCTGCTGCCGGACGATCCTCGCGCTCGGGAACCGCAAGCCCGATCGCAAGGGCCTGATACCCCACTACTCGCTCCATGACGCGCAGTCGCAGGCCCGAGCGGTCGCCGCTACCCTGCGCACGGGGATCAAGCTGTGACGCCGGAGGGCAAGGTCAAGAAGTACCTGTTTGCGCTGGTCAAGGCGACCGGCGGGAAGGCGCGCAACCTGCGCTGGATCGGCCGTCGCCGCGCGTGCGACTGCCTTGTCTGGTGGACTTTCCCCCGCGCAGCGCTGGTCGAGGTCAAGGCCCCCGGGGAGGTGCCGAGGAAGAGCCAGATAGTCGAGCACCGGCGCATGCGCGCCGACGGCTGGCCGGTGTACGTCGTTGACAGCGAGGCCTCGGCCGACGCCTTTGTTGCGGAGATGACAGCTTGACCCTTTACGTTCCCCACGACAACCAGCTCGAAGCGATGGAGCACGTCTACGACGTGCCCCGGGGTGCGCTGTGGATGCCCATGGGCGGCGGCAAGACCGTCACCAGCCTGACGGCGTTCAGCAACCTGAACGTCGTCGAGGACATCTTCCCGATGCTCGTGCTGGGCCCCAAGCGCGTCGTGGCCTCCACGTGGCCTGACGAGGTCGAGAAGTGGGATCACCTGTCGCACCTGAGCGTGGTGCCCATCCTCGGCGAAAAGAGGCTGAGATCGGCTCTGCTGGGCCGCAGCGCGCCTATCCACGCGATCAACTACGACAACCTCCAGTGGCTGGTCGAGGAGCTGGGCGACGACTGGCCCTACCTGACCGTGGTGGCCGACGAGGTGACGAAGCTGAAGGGCTTCCGGCTGCGGCAGGGGAGCAAGCGGGCGCAGGCGCTCGCGAAGCGGGCCCACACCAAGGTGCGTCGCTTCCTCGGCCTCACCGGCACGCCCAACCCGAACGGCCTGCAGGACTTGTGGGGCTCGACGTGGTTCTACGATCAGGGCGCACGGCTGGGGCGCTCGTACACCGCGTTCGAGGACCGCTGGTTCACCAAGGGCTGGGATGGCTACAGCCTTGAGCCCCAGCCCTACGCCGAGCAGCAGATACAGGACAAGCTGCGCGACATCTGCATGACCGTGAAAGGCCTGCCGGTCGACGAGCCGATCTGGGCCGATATTAAGGTCAAGCTACCGCCCAAGGCCCGAGCGATCTACCGCGAGCTGGAGGACGAGATGTTCGCCGAGCTGGAGGACGGCGCGGAGATTGACGCGGTCAACGCGGCAGTCCTGACCGGCAAGTGCCACCAGCTCGCCAACGGGGCGCTCTACACCGTCGCGGGCGGGGCCGAGTGGTCCGTGCTGCACGACGAGAAGATCGAGGCCCTGCAGAGCATCATGGAGGAGAACAACGGCGCGCCGCTGTTGGTCGCCTACAACTTCCAGTCGGACCTCGCGCGGCTGCTCAAGGCGTTCTCATTCGCCCGACACCTCGACGACGATCCGAAGACGATCCGCGACTGGTGCACAGGCAAGATCAAGATGCTGCTCGCGCACCCGAAGTCCGCAGGGCATGGGCTCAACCTGCAGGAGGGCGGTCATCACATAGTCTACTTCTCGACGACGTGGAACCTTGAGGAGTATATGCAAATTCTGGAGCGCATCGGGCCGATGCGTCAGAAGCAATCTGGGTTCGATCGGCCAGTATTCGCGTACCGGATACTTGCCGAGAACACTATAGACGAAGACATGGCAGAGCGGCTTGCCCGCAAGTTGACGGTGCAGGACGCCATGCTACTTGCGATGCAAAGGAGAAAAACGTGAACGACTACAGAAATCCTACGTGCGAGCACGGTGTTCGCTGGCCGCAGACTTGCGGAGCATGCCCCGCCGATATCGTCCACCGCGATGCGAAGGCCGAGCAGCTGGCCGCGCAGGCGTACGGCGGGAAACCCTCGCGCGGGCAGGTCGACGGCGATCACTACAAGAAGCTGCCGGTCCAGCCGTTTGCCTACAGCATGGCGAACAAGTTGGACCCCCTGCAGCACACGATCATCAAGTACGTCACCCGGTTCCGCGACAAGGCCGGGGCCAAGGACTTGCGCAAGGCGATACACTGCACCGAACTGCTGATCGCGTGGGAAGAGGGCGGCCTCTCCGCGTTCGACCTGCAGGTCAAGCTCGATGAGCTGCAGGCGGACGAAGGCTAGGCGTACTTCTGCGCGAGGGCGGCGGCATCAACCCTGCCGCCCCGCTTGAAGACCGGCCCCTTGAGGCCGAGCAGGTTCATGTAGTAGACGTCCTCCGGGCTCAGTCCGGTGAGGCGCGAGGTGCGCTCCAGCGCCTCGTTGATGATCTCTATCTTCGACTTGGGCCGGTAGCTGACGTTGTTGTCCTTGATCTGCTTCAGGCCGCCCCACGTGACGTCCTGCCAGTTCGCTTCGGGCACCCCCGCTTCCTTCGCCAAGGGGGCCATCGCCTCCTCGAAAATGCCGTAAGCGTTGTCCGGCGGCAACGTCAGGCCGTAAGCGCCCATCATCTGCTCATCCAGCGTCATCCGGTCGCGGTGACCCTTGAAGTTGGCCGCGAAGTTGAAGCGCTTCGGGTTGTTGACGGTGATGCCGTCCTCCGCGACCTTGTTGTGCATGGCTAGGTTGCCAGTCACACCATACCGACCGCCCGCGATCGGGTAGGGCACCTCGTGCGAAACCAGCGGCAGAGGCTGCCCTCGATCGCGCAGCACATTCCCGTAGTGGGCGATCAGCATGTTTTGCTCAGGCGAGGCTCCTGCTGTCGTCGCAGCCAGCGCATGCGCGTATTCGTCGCTGAACCGGCGGCGGCCTTCTTCAGGGCCGAAGAGGTCACGGTAGCCCTTCTCGTGTTGCCCTACCGCGTACCAGTGAGCGTTTTCTGGGTTTTCAAGGCCCACAGCATAGGCCTGCCGGAGCTTGTCCAGCGCCTCCGGGCTATTGGCTTGGGCTCGGTACTTGTCGATCGTCTTGGGCAGCGCGGGCAGCACGTCCGTAAGCGTGCGCCCTTCCAGCGGGTAACCCGCCGGGTCTGCATAGTACCGCTCCTTGGGGTCGAAAAACGGGGTGTAATTCCCCTCGTTGATGTCCGCCTGCGCTGCGCGCCGGGCTTCGCCGATCGCGCGCAGCTCGGGGGTCTCGGTGGACTTGCCGGGGTAGTAAGTACCTTTCGCCTTGTCGAGCTTCATCTCCGGAGGGGCGATCTCCGGGTACTCCGTCTTGAGGCGGTCGCGGTCGAAAGCCGCCCCCGCGCTGGCACGCCGAGGGCCGCCGCTCACGCTCTTGACGATAGCCGGGGCTTCCACCTTGCTGGCGGCCTTGGGCGCGGCTTTGACGGCCTTCTTCGCCGCCGCAGCAACGCTCTTGCGCTCGGCCTTTTTGGTTGTCGCCTTGACCGCGAAGTCGATCGCTTCCTCTAGGAGCTTGCCCTTGACGCTCACGATACAAGGCCTCCCTGCGCGTATTTGCGGTCGCCAGCCTGATCGGCGAGCTTCCTGACCTTGGTCTTTCTATACGACGCTGCGGCGGGTTTGCCACCCACTTTCCCCGTGTACCCTTGGTAGCCGTACTCCTTGATGAGCCGGTCCAGCTGCGCGCCGCGCACGCCCTCGGGCGATCCGAAGTCGTAGGCGTTGACGAGCTTGGCGAGCCCCTCGGGATCGGCGACGGTGTCGTAGAGCCCGTTAAGCTCGCCCTCGTAGACCGAGCGCAGGTCGCCGCGCCGCTGCAGGAGCGCGTCCTCCATCCCGACGGTACCGGGCTCGCCGGTGTAGAAGTAGGTGCGATCTGGCGACCCCAGCTTGCCTATCCACGGATACTCGCGGCCCTTGTGCCCGGTACCGATGAACGACGGGTCCAGCTCGGTCAGGTCCGGCCCGGCGTTGCTGAAGTGGACGCCCCGCACGTTGTCTACCGGAGCCTTGGGCTGGATCAGCGGCTGCAGGTAGTCAGGCACGCCCCCGGCCGTGTCCGGCGGGATGTACTCCGGCGGCAGCAGGACGGCCTTCTGCGGCGCGAACTGGAAGTCTGGGCTGTTGGCGTACTTGGCAACGATCGCGCGCAGCTCCTCGGGATCACCGAGCGCCTTGGCGTCTTCGAGAAGGTAGGGGTAGGGCTCGCCGCCGTTGTACCGGCGCAGCAGGCTCGCCCGCTCGTCGAGCTTGTGCTGGGCACCGCGCATCGGGCCGAGGATGTCAGCGTTGAGCGGGCTATAGTTGACGAAGCTGTTCTGGCCGCGCGTCTCGGCGAGCAGCGCAATCCGGGCTTCCGGCGACAGCATCTGCCAGTGCGAGGCGTACGCCGCCTCCTCGCCGCCGGGGCGGAAGGTCGAGCCGTTGAGCGCGTGGCCGAAGTAGTCGTGCACCGCACGGAACATCTCGTTGCTGTTGAGCCCCGTCTCCGGGTCGACCGCGTTGAGGAAGTCGTGGCGATCACCACCCCGGAAGACGTTGAGGTTGCCGTTGCCGTAGACGTCACGCATCATCGCGCTCGGCGTCGGGTATTCGCCCGAACCGAAGTGGTACTGCATGCTCACCGGCAGGTGCTTGAACTGCTGCCCGGCCTCGTCCTGCAACGCGGAGTAGGAGCGCTCCAGCAGCTGGTCGGCGTTCTGCACACCGAGCCGGTCCATCATCTGGGGGTACATCTCGCCGTAGCGCTCGAACAGCGCGTGCTTGTAGGCGGGGTCGTCCTCCTGCGCGTGCTGGAAGACCCGGGCGATGCCGCTCTGCTTCTCCAGCGACGTCTTCGGCGCAGGCATGTTGTGGTCGTAGTTGCCGAGCGTATAGTCCTGCGCCACCCGTAGCGGCTGGTTCTTCTCGGGGTCCGCGATGATCGCCCGGATGGCGTCGATGTTCGGCGCGTCGGCCACCTCCGGCACGATCTGAGGCTGCGCGTGCGTCGGGATCACCGTCTTGAGGTCGCCTGCGTCACGTACCGCGAACCGCGCCACGTCTTCCACGGCGTCCGCACCGCTGTGAAGCAGGCGCTGGAGCGCGCGCTTGCCGCCCGATGCCAACGGCCCGAGGGCAAGGGGAAGCAGGTTGGCGGTCGCTTCGATCGACGTGTCGAGCCCCGAGGGGCCACCTTCGATGCCGAGTGCTTTGTGCGCCCCGTACTCGCCCAGTGTCGCGGCGAACGGGAGCGCGGAGAAATCGTAGGCGTCCCAGCCGCCGAGAGGATCGTACAGGTAGCTGGCGGCCTTCGCTGCTGTCTTCTCGGGCACACCGAGAGCAGTCGCCCCCTGCTCCACCTTGCGTGCCGCCCAGCGCGCGAAAGGTGCGAGGCTGCTATCTTTAGTCGGGACGTCGCTGATCGAGCCCGTCGACGGGTCGTTCCGCCGGGCCTTGGGGCCTTTCTCGATCAGGCTCTTCAGTGAGGTGTCGCGGCGCTTGGGGAGCTTAACCCCAAGGCTGTCGGCGAGCACGCCCACCTACTGCGCGCCCTGCGTGCTGGCAGCCCGGATAGCCTGCCGCGCCACGTCCGGCGGCACGACGGTGCCGTCCGGCAGGTGAACGCTGCCGTCCTCGCCGAAGTCCGCCCCGGGGCCGAACACTGCCTCCAGAACAGGGAAGCGCGCGGAGACCCCGGCCGGAGCCTCGCGCTGCTGCTCTTCCTGCGGCGGCTGGTTGCCGTAGAGCTGGGACAAGCGGCCGATTTCGGTGCCGAACAGCGCCGTCTGGGGGTTGTCGACGAGGTACCTGCCGAGCGGGTTCGACGACATCTTGCCCGCCATGTCACGCTTGGCGAAGGCCTTCGTGATCGGTGCCGTCGCTTGCCCGTACTTCTCGGCCAGCGCGCCCATGACGCGCGGCGAGGTCGCTCCGAGGGCCATGGCGGCTTTCGGCCCCAGAAGGCCGCCCAGAGCCGCCGTGGAGCCCGCGCCGGAGATCAGGCCCTGCAGACCCCGGGGGGTCCACGAACTCGTCTGCTGGCCCGCCAGCGCCGGAATAAGGGTATCCGCGCCGTAGTCCCCGAGCAGGTCACCCAGCTCCTTGCGCCGCCCGTAGTTGGTGTTGGCGTTGTTGCGCAGGATCGACTGCAGCTTGCGCATGGCCGTGTCCGGGCTGGCGTTGTTGCCGAGCGACAGGGTCTTCTCGACCTCGCGCACCTGTGTTGACGCCTTCTCGTACTGCTTCATGACCGTGGCATAGGCCGGAGCCTGCCGGACAATCTCGCGCTTGACCGCGTTGTAGGCGGTCGAGACGGCGCGCGCGGCGGCGCGGTTCTCCATCGGGATTTCGTTGGCGATGTCACCGATCGCCTGCTTGAGCGCGTCGAGCCCCTCCGGCGTGTGGAACTCGGCAGGGTCTAGGCTCTTCCAGTGCTGGACCAGCTCGTCGACCTTGGCCCACGCGGCGGCAGCACTCTTGTCCTTGACCTCGCCCTTGAAGAAGCCGGGCGCGCGCGCCTTGGCGAGAGCAGCGTCGATATCATCGAACGGCAGCACGGTGGCGTCCTTCGAGATGTCGACCATGCCGCTCTTGTACCGCTGAGAGGCCTCCTCGCGCATCGCGGCGACGGCGTCCTTGGCCTGCGTGACGATGTCCTCGACAGGCACGTTGCCGCGCCGGTTGGCGCGCAGTGCTTCGAGAGCAGCACCACCTTCGCGGCCCGCATCTCGCGATGCTGCCAGCGCCGAGCCCCCGACACCCGATGGCATGCCGAGGATGTGCGAGGCGGCAGCTTCGCCGGTGCGGCCGACAGCGCGTGCGGCTGCGGGCACTTTGGTCGCCATCATGATAGGGTCGATCGCCGCGCCCGCTTCTGCGACCTTGGCACCGATCTGGCCGAGCTTGCCGGGCAGCCGCGCGGCACCGGCACCCCCGGCGGTCAGCACGGTGGCAGCGTCAGCCATGACCCCGGCGGGGTCTTCGGCGATGGCCTTCTTGAGGCCGTCCTCGCTGCCGTAGCGGGACATGAAGTAGTTGCCGACGGCGTCGACCGTGCCCTCGTCGAAGTCGATCGTGCCGGTCGGATCCAGCTTGGTCAGGATACCGCCGACGAGCTGGCCGATCGAGGACAGCGTGTCGATCGGGTGCAGGATCGGCTGTGCGAGCCCCTCGGCGAGCCCCACCGCGCTTCCGGGCAGGTTGCCGAGAGCTTCGAGCGGCACGTCACCCCACGACCGATCGTCCGGCGTCGCGCTGCTGGCAGGAATGTCGGTAGGCTTCACCGCGCCCGGCGCGAGGCGCTGGTCGCGGGCGACGTTCGGGAAGATCGGTGCCAGCTCGTCCACCGGCCCGAGGTCGGCGACGTTGCCACCCAGTTTGGCGTAGATGTTGCCGTAGGACTTGATGACACGGTCCATCTGCTGCTGGAACTGCTCGTCGCTCTGCGTCGGATCGAGCGCCGCGACGCTGCTCTTCAGCAGCTTCATGTCGGCATCCGAGGTGTTGCCCCCGAGCCCGCCGCCATTCTCGCTCTCGCTCTTGATCTTCTGGAGCCGGTCGAACGCGGTGTTGGCACCGACGTTGTCCAGCAGCGCCGCGACGTTCTTTGCCGACGTGCCGCCGGGACCGTACTCAGTCAGGAACTGGTTGCCGAACCCGGTCGCGCCGAACGCGTCCCGCGAGAGCTGCTTGAGCCGGATGGTGTTGGCGACCACCGTCTTGAGCTGGTCCATCAGCTCCGAGGTGTCCTTGACGCGCTTCTTCTCGGTGAGAGCGGCCTTGCCCTCCAGAATGGTGGCGTTGGCCTCTGCGCCGCGCGCCTCGGCCGCAGCCTTGCGCGCAGCGAACGGCAGCTCGGCCTCGGTCTTGCCAGCCGTGGCTTCAGCGCCGCGCGTCGTCGCGTCGAACTTGCGCGCGATCGGATCAGCCTGCTCTTCCGCGTGGCCGTCAAACTGGTCGAAAGGGTTGCCCTGCATCATCGACCTCCGAGGAACCGTGCGGCTGAACCCTTGCCGTACTTCGCTTCGAACTGGGCCGCAAGGCCGGGATTGCGTATCAGGTACTCGATCGCCGCTGCTGGAGGGCCGTTACCGGCCCCTCCAGCGCCCGGCTGCACAATCTCGCCGGTGTAAGGGTCGCGTGCCCTGCCCATGGCGTCGAACGCCAGCCGCTGCGGCTTGGCGGCCGTCGTCAGGTACTTCATGATCAGGTTGTCGGAGTTCTGCTCGCTCTTGATGCCCGCCATCTCGCGCGCGGTCAGCAGCTCCTGAACGGCCTTGGTCTTGTTGATCCCGAACTCGCGCCGGTTGGCGACATCGCTCGACAGGGTCTGCGCGACGTTGCCGAGGGTCTCATACCACTTGCCGTTCTCGGTGGGCTTGGCGAACGCCGCTGCGAGCCCGAACCAGCGCTCGGCCGCGCTCGGGCCCTTCTGGGCGTTGATCGCGTCGATCGCGGTCTGGTAGGCCTGTGCGAGGCGCTGCTCCCGGGCATCGGCACGCTTCGTGAAGTAGCCTAGGTTCGGCTTGTTGCCCTCGCCGAGCGCGCCCGAAGGGATGCCCCCGAGCGTGTCCAGCTCCGTGGTGCCGTCGCCGTAGATGTCGTCGTCTTCCATGCCCGCCCCTTACTTCGCTGCGGTGCCGCCGAGGCCGAGCATGCTGCCCACCCCCAGCGCGGTCGATGCGATCGAGCCCAGCTGCGACAGCGTCGAGCCACTCGGTATCTTGCTGCTGGACACCTGCGCCGTAGCGTTCGGTACCGCCGCCGAGACCCCCTGCATGGCAGCGATCTGGTTGTTGATCTGCTGCTGCGCATACGCCTGCTGTGCCTGATAGGCCTGATATGCGGCGTCGAGGTTCGACTGGTTGAGCGCCTGCTGCTGGTTGCCGACACCGGTGACCGCCGCCGCGCCCGCCAGACCCTGCTGCTGTTGCTGCTGCGCGAGCTGTGCGAGGGTGCTTGCGCCCTGAAACTGGTTCGACGTGTCCTGATTGTAGAGCCCGGCGAGCGTTGACCCCTGATTGGCGAGGAACGAACGGTCGGCCTCGGACAGCGCGGCCTGCTGGCCGCCCAGTGTCGAGAACAGCTGCGCGCCGGTGTACATGCCCTGCTGGTCCTGCCCGGCGAGGTTGCCGACAGTCGAGGCCAACGCCCCGTAGCGCGACAGGTCGCCCTGTGCGATGTTCTGCGCCTGCGTGTAGCCGGTGTTGAGCGCGGCGGCCTGCTGGGCCGCAATCTCGCTCATGGCGTCGCGGACCGACCGGCCCATCATCTCGGCCTGCCGGGTGCCGCCATACTGGCCTGCGCCGATCATCGTGTCGGAGATGCCGGGCAGCACCTGCTCATTGAGCGTGCGGACACCCAGCTCGCCGATCCGGTTGACGACGTTGTCCAGATACGGGCTCATGTACTGGTTGGTGATGTCGGCCGTGCTCAGGCCCGCCGTGTTGATGTAGGGCTGCGCGGCGGACAGGCCGCTCATCTGCGCGCCGGACGCGCCCATCGCCCCGGCAAGCCCGAGGTTCTGCTGCGCGGCGGCCGTCGGCGAAATCTGGCTGGCCTGCTGGAAGTAGGGCTGCGCGACGGCGCTGCCCGAGCGGCCGATCGCGCCGGTCAGGGTGCTCTGCGCGTTCGACAGCGACGGCTGGTAGCTGGTCGCCGCCTGCTTCGTCAGGTCGAAGCCTTGGGTTTGCTGCGGGGTGAAACCGGCAACGCGCGGGCCTTGATAGGCCTGATACGGCTGCGCCGAGAGCGCATTCTGGTTGGAAAGCACCTGCTGCGCGTAGTTGGTGTACCACGACGGCAGCACCGTCTGGGAGATGGTATTGGTGACTTTTGCGGCCATCAGACGCGCCCTCCCCGCATGTAGGCTTCAGGCTTCTTGGCGTTCACGCTGAACTTGCCTTTCGCGAGGTGCTTGCCCTTGTGCTTGCGCAGGTTGACGCGCAGCTGGTCGAGGCGCTCCGCCCCGGCCTTGCTCGAACCGTCGCCCAGCAGCGCCACCGTCTCGGCGTCGACCACGTACTCGCCGTCGCTCAACATCGCCGGGATGTCGTCGCTGCGGCCTGTGCCGGGGCCCTGCACGGCGAAGCTCTCGCGCTTCGCAGGCTTGCCGTCGCCCTTGCCGATCTTGCCGCCCTTCTTGTAGCCGGTGGCGTAGTTGAAGTAGGCGCGCTCCGGGTGCATCCCGGCCGTCAGCCAGTCCTCCTCGGTCAGGCCGCTAAGGTCTTTCCGTCCGAGGGTCTTGAAGATGCCGTTGGGGTCCGGCAGTTTCGCGTTGAACACCGACGGCAGGTAGGAGTTGGGGTCCGTCATCAGGTTCGCCCACGGGTCCGTCTTCTTTTTCTTCTTGATGGCCGCACCTGCGCCGCCGAGCCCGGCAGCAGCGGCCATAGCCATCTGCCCGGCCGTCGGCTTGTCGACCATGAAGGGCGACTGCGTCGGCAGCTGCGTCTGGGGGAAAGACAGCGGCGTCGTGAAGCTCTTCTGCAGCTCGGCCGAGATGTTCGCCGGGATGCCGCCAGAGGGGGTCGCAGCCGGTGCGTACCCGGACAGGTCGGCCGGGGTCCAGTTGCCGATGGTACGGGTCGACATACCGCTCAGTTCGGGCGAGATGTTCGAGGGAAGCGCTGCCTGCCCCGTGGCCGGAGCCGTCGCGCTCGGGCCGGTGCTCGGCATGCCCTGTTTCGTCCAGTAGCTCGCGAGGCCGGTGCCCAGCGCGCCCATCATCGGATCGCCGCCACCGACGCCCGCAGCCGCGCCGCCGAGCAGTGCGTTCGCCAGCGCGGTCTTGACGCGCGGGTCCATGTTGCCGGGCAGCTTCGCGCCCAGCTCCTCGCCGAGCCCGCCAGCGATCCCGCCGGTGAGAGCCCCGCTCGCCATGCCCTTGATGCCGCCACCGGCACCACCGAGCGCGCCGACGAGAGCGTTGCCGCCCAGCTTGCCGACACCCAGTTTAGTGCCCAGCTTGCCGCCGAGACCGCCGCCGATAGCACCGGTAGCCGCACCCCCCAGCGCGCCCTTGACGCCGCCGGTGATGCCGCCCAGACCCGCACCGAGCGCGACGGACGCGATCGGGCCGATGCCCGGGATGAAGGGGAGCGCGATCTGCGCGATCGAAGCCAACGGCTTGACGACCTTCTTGACCTTCTTCCACACCTTCTTGAGGAAGAACTCGGGCAGCCCGGTCTGGGGGTTGACGGAGGGCGGGCCCCACATCTTGACCAGCTCGGCCAGCTCCTCCTTGTTGACGTGGATCATCTCCGTGTCGCCGTTGCGCCCGGCAGCCTTCATCGCGGCGGCCTTGTCGACCTTGCCGCCCTTCTTGAGGCGCAGCTCGCCGTAGTAGAGCTTGATCGGCTGGAGGTCGCCCTCACCGCTAAGGTTGAGCGCGGTCGGCAGGGCCGACATGCTATCGAAATGCGCTACACCCACGTCAGACAGTCCTTTCAAGCATCGGATAGACCCGTTGAGCCCAGTCGCGCCAATCCGTGAATTGATAGGGGTCTGGCAGGACGCGCTGCGCTAGGGAAGGCGCGCGTACAAATCCTACTGCCCAGTCCTGCCACTTGTTTTCGTCGTCCAGCCTCCCGAACGACCAAGTGTCAGCGACAGTCAGCATAACAGCGTCTGCCCACTCTGTCAGCGACATATTTACGGGGTCGATCATCCGGTTGTCCTCCCGTCTGCCGGGCGCACATGAGCGAGCACGTGGCCCATCTCGTAGTTGCCGCCCACGCAGTTGCTTTCAAAGCGGAACCGCAGCTGTCGGCGGCCTTCCTTGAAGTTGACGATCTGCTCGCTGACCGAGGTTGCCGTGTCTGGAAACGTCATGATTTCGCCGTCGATCTCGGGTGCGCGAGCGTTCGCCCGGCCCTTGACCTGTACCGTCATGTCGCCTGCCTGCACGAAATCCGGCTCGATCGTGATGACCTGCAACGAGCGGTTGTCGCCTGCTTGGATCGGCAGCGAGATGTCCGCCGTCTCGAAGTAGGAGGGGATCGGGTTGGTGTCGGCACCGTCGACCTCGTCCGTGCCGATCTCGTGGACCCAGAGCTTGTAGCCGATGCCATTGTCGACGACGCCAGTCAGCAGCGGGCGGCGGAAGACGGTGGGGAAAATGCCCGCGCCACGGCCGCCGTTGGGCAGCGCGGTATCGTACCAGCAGTTCTCGCGGACGTTGTAGATGACGGCCCGATCCGGCTCGGTGCTCTCACCGGAAGGATAGCACCACCAGATTTCGCCGAAGCGCGGCACCTTGAAGGCGAACACCTTCATGCGCTGCGAGTAGTTCAGGTTGTCGAAGAAGTAATTCGTATTCATCTGGTTCTCTACGTCACGGACTACGCCGTTAAACATCAAGAACCGATCAACGCCGCACCAGTAGTACACGCCATCATATTCGATGATGGACGAAGGCGACAGCACCGAAGTGCCGCTGGTTACTTCGTCGAAGGCCCAGACGGCGCTTCCGCCAACGAAGTTTGCCCGTACGAGGGCGTCCACGGACCAGAGCAGCCCGGCCGGGCCGCTGCCGCCGCCCCGCATGGGCAGCCCGCGCACGATCTTCTTGCCCGTCACGTTCGCCGCGCCGGACCCTGCGCCGATGAGGTCGGTGGGGTCGCCCGCGACCGACCAGCCGACATAGCCGTCGTCACCGAAGAAGAGCAGGTAGGGATGGAGCGCGACGATGCCGCCGGTGACGCTCGCATCGGCGGGGAGCGTGATCGCGGTCAGCGCGGCTGCGCCTGTCAGGTCGCCATAGTACAGCTCGCCCCCGGTCGTGTTGCAGATGCAGTTCAGGTTCGGAGCGACCTGCGCGAGCAGGGTGTTGGCGCTCCCGCTGATCTTCATCGTGTCGAACTGCCACAGGTTCGCCGCTGACGCGGTGAGCGCCACGGGCGTCCGGTCGGTGATGACGGACGTGTTGAACGAGCCGTCGATGTAGAGCTGCTCGACGGCCGTGGCGGAACCGACGTGGAGGTGGGTCAGCAAGTCCTGCGTGAACTCGTTGATCGTGCGCGGCACGTCGGACAGGTACTTGTTGATCGACCGGTACCCGGCCATCTTGCGCGGCAGGCCGCGCTGCCAGCGGACCCACTGGCCGTCGACATAAGCGTCACCCTCCAGCCGGGTGCCGTCGCGCTTGATGCCCGGCTGCGAGAGGACGCGGAGGATGTTTTCGTCAGCCATTACATCACCAAGAAAAAGTTGGAGGACACCACCTGATAGGTGAGCAAGACTACGCCCGCCGCGCCGCTGCCGCCGTCACCGCCAGCCACGCCGCCCGAGCCGCCGCCGCCGAAGCTGCCGCCGTTGACGCCGTTGACCCCGCCGCCATCAGCGCCGGAGCCGCCACCGCCGCCGCCAGCACCCGCCGTGCCCCCAGCCGTGATGGCGTACTCTGCACCCGTACCACCGACGCCGCCCAGCGCCGAGGTACCGCCACCGCCGCCGCCCGCGCCGTTCGTGCCCGCCGAACCGGCAACTCCGGGCGCACCGCCTGCACCGCCTGCGCCGCCGCTGAAGCTCAGACCGCCGTTGGCACCGGTCGTTGTGGTCGCCGTGACACCGTTGCCGCCGGTACCACCGCCACCGCCACCGCCACCGGTGTTGCTTGCGAAGCCGTTGCCGCCGGTGCCGCCGGTACCGTTGGCCGAGCCAGCCGCGCCACCGCCACCGGACGCGTTCTTGCCAGCTGAACCATTGCCGCCGTCGCCACCCTTGTTCTTGGTCGAGCCCACGCCGCTGGTGGTGGCGACCGCCGCGCCCCCGGTCGCCCCGGTCGAGCCGGTTCCGCCCTTCGCGAGGGCACCGTCCGAGGTCGACGCCGGGGCCGCGTTGCTGGTCTTGTTGAACCAGCTGTCGCCACCGGGATCGCCATCGTCGGCACCCCCGACGCCGCCAGCGCCGCCAGCGCCCACGGACGCGTAGACGGTCGCCCCGGGCAGGAGGTTGAGCGCTACCGAGGAGAACATGCCGCCCGAGCCACCACCGCCTGCGCCCGGCCCTGACGGACTGCGCCCACCGCCACCACCACCGATCGCGATGATGGTGCAGGCGACACCCGGGTCAAGGTCGGTCGGAAGCGTGAACGATCCGGTCGCGGTGATCTTGAGGGTTTTGGTCGTCACAGGATCAAGTCTCCTGTGCTACCGAGACGACGTCCCACTTGCTGTCCGCCGCGTTCCACAGGCAGCCGATGTAGACGGTCTTGTTGATGACCGTAGTGGTCGGCAGGGTTGCCCCCAGCGCCCGGTAGGCGGCGTTAAACGCCAGCGTCCGCGCGGTGCCGTTATCCTTGATCCGCAGCTTGAGAGGTTGGCCGTCGGTCGGGGTGCCTGTCGGCGCACCGAACGTCGCCCCTGTCGCGAGCGCGGTGACGTTGTACTGATCGTGCGCGTCGGCATCCGGCGTCGGGGTGGCACTTGAAGCCGTCGTACCGATGCGCGGCGAGACCCGCTTGTTGGTCAGCGTCTGCGTGTCGGTCGTGCCTACAATCGTACCGGTGGGTGCGGTGACGGCCGTGAAGGCCCCCGCGCCGTTGCCCTTGAGGATGCCGGTCAGGGTCGTCGCGCCGGTGCCGCCGTTGCCCACCGCCAGCGTGCCGGAGATGTGCGTGGTCAGTCCGACCTTGCCCCACGCCGGAGCGGTCGTGACACCGCCGGAGAGGAGCACGTTGCCCGTCGCGACATCAGCCAGCTTCGCGAGGGCCGTAGCTCCGCTCGCGTAGATCAGGTCGCCGACGGCGTAGCTGGCGAGCCCGGTGCCGCCCTGCGCTGCCGTGAGCGCCGTCGAGAGCGCCGCGAGCGACGTGATGTCGTTGTTCGCGCCGGACGCGGCTGCGGCGATCGTGGTCCGCACGTTGGCAGCATTGGCGGCCGTGACGATCGCGTCGGCGAACGCGGTGACCCCGAGGCTGAGACGCGCGGCCGACGCGGTCGTCGCGCCCGTGCCGCCGTCGCTGATCGCGAACGGGGTGGCGATGCTGGCGGTGTCGGCCTTGATGATGTTCGTGCCGTCGCAGTAGTAGATGCCGCGTGAGCCCTGCGGCACGGTCACGATGGTGCCTGCTGCGGTCTTGAGGCCGAGCGTGAAGGAGCCCGTGGTCGCGTTGTCGACCCAGTATTGCTGGATCGTCGAGGGCACCACGATCGACTGGTTGGACGTCAGGATGCCGACGAACTTGTACGCGATGCGGTTCAGCTCCGACCCGGCGAGGGTCTTGGTCCCGCCGGTGACGCTGATCGACGTGTAGTCGAAGATGAAGGTCGCATCCTGCCCGAAGCCGATCGTGTACCAGTTCGAGCCGTCGGTGATCAGCAGGCAGCTGTCGCCGGGCGAAAGCACCAGCGTAGCGTCGCTGTTGACCGTCTCGGAGCCGCTCGGGTCGATCGTCAGGTTGCCGCCGCCCTCGTTGCGCACCGCGACGAAGAAGTTGTTCCCGGCCGAGGCTGCAGCGAGCAGGTTGAGCGTGCCCGCCCCGGCACCGGTCCAGACCATCGCACCGCCTCGGTTCGAGGTCGCCACGGTCAGCCCGGTGGTGCTGAAGGTCGTCACGGGCATCGACTGCGACAGCGTCGAGCCGGTCACCACCATGCCGTAGCCGACAAGGCTGGACGGCTGCACAGTCGCGGTCGACGCGCCGAAGCGGAAAATGCGCCACGTCCCGGCGGCGGTGGTGCTCACCGCGAGGTACATCTCCCACTGCTCGCCTGCCGCGATCGTCGCGAGGGTGGCCCCGGCGTTGTCCTTGACGAGGAAGTTGTAGGTACCCGACAGGTTGTTGAAGAGCACCGCACGCCCCGGGCTGCCACGCGTGGCGTCCGGCAGAGTGATCACCCAGCCATTGGCGCTTGGCGTGACGTCGAGGATGCTGGAAAGCACGTCCTCGGCACCGCTGGTTTCCAGCGGCCAGTCGAGCGTGATGTCGGCCGTGAGCGCCACCGGGAGGAGCGAGACGTCGGAAGGGTAGACGGTGTCGCCCCCGAACACGTCAGTGAAACTGGTCATCAGGCCTCCTTGCGGGCGGCTGCCCGGTCAAAAATCTTGGCTAGGTCTTCGCCGTTGATCATCGCGGCGGCGCGGTCGTAGAGGCCCTGCCACACGGCGATGCGCTCGTCATTCTTGAGGAACGGCGCAGCCTCCAGCAAGGTGCGGTAGAGCAGCAGCTGCGGCGCGAAGTCGGTCAGCCAGTTGGTCTGGGTGACGTCATCGAGCAGCGCGGGCATGCGGTCGACCAGCACCTCGGCGGGGTAGCTCGCGTCGGGCGTAGGCACCACCAGCCAGTGGCTGTAGTCGTAGTCGGCGTAAAGCTCGGGCTCCTCGGTCGCGGTCGCGTCGGGCCAGTAGGCCCGGCAATATTCGTACGAGCGGGCGAAGATGGTCTTGCGCTGCTCGTTCGCAGCACCAGTCCCTATGGTCATGGACACCGTCTTGCGCCAGCGATCCGGCTTGTCATAGACCGACTGGCCCGCGACGAGGTTGAAGGACAGGACGTCGATGAAGCCCTGAACCTTCAGCTCGCTCGCGATCTGCCGCTCGGCCAGATTGATGAGCGAGGGGATTTGCGCGTAGACATCCGCGTCCGCGACGCTCCCGCGTTCCAGATACTTCCGGACGTCCTCCTGCAGGGAGGTGAAGGTCATCGCAGTCGCCATGGTCTACTTCCCTTGTTCCTTAACGGCTCTGCGCCAAGCTTCGATCGTCATCCAGTGTTTCCCAGCGCAGTCTCGGTAGAACAGGACCACCGAAGTCTCCCACATCGCCCGCTCCGGATCGAGTGTCGGCGGGGCGGGCAGGGGTGAACACGGGGCGGCCAAGTTCGCCTCGGGCAGCGGCATTTGCGGCGTCAACCGCACCTTGGAGCACCCGAGCAGCATCAGGCAGCAGAGCGCAATTGATGTCGACCGGCGGCGCATTTTTATAGACCTCTCGGATGGTGTTGGTGCTCGAAGAGCGCAGCGGCTCGTCCGTGGCCCGAAAGACCTCGTACGTGGCCGCTGCGCTCCCGACAGTGGCAAGCATCGCCTCCTGCACCTTGTCGCTGTGCTGGTGCGCAGCGAGCAGGTCCGCATCGGCCTTCCAGTCGCGCACGACCCAGCCGCCGATGGCAGCTGCGACGACCGCGAGCAGGGTAGCCCAGAGGCGAAGATCGCCCCACATTCAGCCGATGGCCTTGCGCACGGTGTAAAGGCCCATCGAGCCAAGGAACGCGTAGACATAGGGCGGGATGGTGTAGCCCATTGCTTCCGCCGCAGCGCAAACGCCCGCAATCAAAGCGAGGATGTAGGTCTTCTTACCTTCGAGAAATTTCATGGTCTTGCTCCTTACTCGACGACTTCGAGATCGTGATCCCCGCTCTTCCACATCCGCTCGCGCAACACGCGGGGGATGACTATGCACCCACGGCTTGCAGTGCCGGGGTTCTTGACGCTGTCACCGTGGATGCGGAACGCGCCTCGGCCGGTCGGCTGGTGCGTGTCGTCGCCGGGGACGGCGTCGACCGCGTGCAGCGTGATCGTGTAGGGCCCGGTGTTCTTGCTGTTGTAGACATCGATCAGCTTCCACCGGCCGCGCGGGATCGGCCCGACGCCGCGAGCGGCCTGCAGGCTGGGGCTGTTCTTGCCCCGGCCGTTGCCGCTGTAGCCCTTGCCGACGAAGGCACCGTTCTGGCGCAGCTCCCCGGCTGATTGGTCCCAAGTCCACATTACTTGTCTCCGTCTCCGAACTGCTTGTCCTGCCAGCGCTCGAACATCTCATCCACGCCGCGTGGGCCGATATAGGCCCCTAGGATCGCCGCCGAGATCGTCAGCTCCATGGGCAGCTTGAACCACACCGCGAAGCCGTACATCACCCAGCCCATGCCAAACGCGATCGGCAGATCCGGCGCCAGCGCAAGGGTGAAGAAGCGCCGCTTGCCTTGCTGGGCCTGCCTGGCGTGGTACATCATGCGGCCCAGAAAGCCCGCCCCTCCGGTCCACGCCCATGGCGCGACATCGTGCATGTTGAAGCCGTCCAAATCTCGTACCCCCGTACTTGCTTCCATCACCGGCTGCTTCACGGCTCAAGCTCCGTGTCAGGTCGGACAAATCTCAAGGTGATGTTTTCGGTTTGACGCGCTGGCAGGCGGTAGGGATCGTAATCGTCTCGGTCGTCCTTGCAGACCTTGAGCCCCGGGTAGTTGGGGTCGGGTCCGAGGTCGTCCAGCGAAAACTTGCGCTTGCACCGGTCGCATATCCCTATGCCATAGGTGCTTTTTCCCGTGGGGTCCAGCCAGATGCTCATTTGCGTGCCCCCCTTACCGCGAAGCCGTTGCAGCCACAGTCGCAGGCCGCATTGCGTTTGACGACGAACCCGCCGCGTTTGTGCTTCGCCGCCCCGACGTATTCCGCTGCCTGCGCATCGTGGAGCGACCGCGCGTACGTCGTCGCCTCTTCCGGCGTCTTGAAAACGCCGAGGTGCTTTCCGGTGCGCCGGTAGGTGTCGACAGCTTCCTCGTTGCCCATGATGCGGCCGTCGTCGGAAACAGTAGGGATCAGCACCTCGCCCTGATCAGTACCGATCGAGATGCTGCGAACAGTAGAGATTGATCCGTCAGCGTTCTTCACGACCGGACGCGCATGCAAGTCGATGTTGCCCGGTACGAGCGGGGCAGCGTCCGCCTTGCGCTTAACGACGAAGCCGCCGCGCTTGTAGCCGTCGAACAGGTGCTTCGTCTGCTCCCAGTCTTCCGGGCTGAAGGTGTTGATGTTCCACGGTGCGAGGTTCTTCCGGGCGTTCTCCTCGCTTTGCATGAGCTGGATCGCCGCCGGGCTGCGCACGATGCGTTCGTGGTCCGCGCTCGTAATGTAGCGGCTGTCGGGAAGCCGGAGCATGTCCGCGTTCTTGAGATCGTTGATCTCGGCCCACTTGCGGCTCTTCAGGAACTGCTGCACCGCCGGGATGTAATCATCCTTGGGTTTTGCGTTCTGCTTGCCCTTGATCTGCACGACGGAGGGCGTGTTGATCGCCTCCCACACGTGCGGGAACAGCTTCTCGACCGTACGGTCCCCACCGAGGGAGTAGAAGTCTTCGTCGGCAACGACCTTGTCCCACGCGCCCGGTTCGATCGAGTTGACGAGGTTGCCGAAGCCGTCCCACTGCGGACGGCGCGGCTGGGTCTCGATCGTTACGTGCGGCTCGCCCTTGGCGTCGCGCAACGAGTAGATCTCGCTGTCGCCGCGCCCGACGTCGTAGCAGTAGCCCCCGACGCAGTGGCCCATGCTGTCGCCCTCGTTCTTGAGCGCAGCAGCCAAGTCGTCGTAGCCTGCAATGTTGCCGCCCTCGTCCATCGCGCCGTCGCCGGGCAGCTTGATCTGGTACCATGCCAGCCCGTTGGGGTCGTCCGCGAGGTCCATGACCTTGTGAAACGCCGGGTTGGTCTGCAGCATGTTCGCCCGCTCGGCAGCCATCTGGGCCTCGCGCCACTGGTTGATCGCGCCGGTGCGCTCGACGGCCTGCGGCCAGCTCATGCGCTGCAGCGTGCTCTCGCCGATCTGGAGGTGCTGCGGCAGGCCCGAGGTCGGGTTCATCGCGTTCTGCAGCTCGTCGAGCGTGTGGCTGAAGGGGGTGCCGCTGAAAGGATGATCACCGTACAGGGTGTAAACCGGGTCCGTGCCCGGCAGCTTATGTACCCACGGCATGGTCTCCTCTACACCGGAAAAGAACCGGTTGTGTTTCCGCGCGCGAGCGACATCCGCGACCGGCTTTCCAAAGAACTGATCGACGCCTTGGTACTCCGCTGCAGGGTCTGCGCCGATGATACTGTTTGCGATCTTGAGCCAGCCCTCGCGCCCGTCCGCGTCATGTACGAACCCCCGCTCGGCCAGCGCGCTCAACGGGTCGTCAACCGTCCCCATGTCGCGTTTGACGTACTTGGGCAGCGCCTTCACTGCCCACGGATGCAGCGGGCTGTCCGGGGGCACGTTGCTGCGGCTGAGCAGCGCCCGCGTCGCGTACTCAGGAGAATTGTTGCTGCCTGTGATCGCGGCGTCCGGCATCCACTGCCCGCCCTTGGGCTTGAACTGCGACGTAGAGACGTCCTTGTAGGTCTCCAGCCGTCCCGGCTTCGGCGCGGGCAAGGCAAGCTGCTTCTTCGGAGCAGGCAGCGCGAGGGGTTTGGCAGCCTTCTTCGCGGCCTTCTTGACGGCGAACTTGGCGGCGCCCTCCTCGGCGTCGCGCGGCGCGGCGCGCTCGGCAGCCTTGATGCCGACCTTCAGGAGTTTGCCGAGGACGCCCATGGCTTACCGCGTATACGCTGAGATGTTCGGGGTCATGTTGACCCGCGAGTTGTCGCGCTCCTCGGCCCGGGCCTTGTAGAGGGCCTGCGTGGCCTTGCCTTCAAGGATCGACGCGACGTTCATGTCGGCCTCGGAGATCTCGTAGACGAGCTTTGCGGCCAGCCCGGCGACGAGCGCCTCGTACCAGCGCTGCGGGACTTCGATCTCCTGCGTGAGACTGCCGACGTCCATGATCTGCCGGTGACGCCAGAGCACGATCAGGCTGGTGGTTGCCGCTGCACTCGGCACCGGCCAGAGGTGCATGACCGGCTGGCGCACCTGCCGGTCGAACCAGAACTGCAGCGGGCGCGACGACTGGAACGTCTTGTCCGGCAGCGAGGTGTAGTCGTCATGGTTGAGCCGGGCGATCGGGATTTCGTTCGGCCGGTTGCCGAGGTAGACTTGCGTGTAGGAAAGGACGCCGCTGGTCGCGCGGACGCGGAAGTAGAGCCCCGGGGTGACCGTGTCGATGTCGACCCACGTCCACTCGCCGATGCTGCCGGTCGCGGCGACCGTCTGCAGCACGGTCCACGTCGCGCCGTCATCGGAGACCTCCAGCGACAGCGGCACGCTGACGTCGTCCCAGAGCACGCCGACGGTCGATACCGAGGACGCTTCGCCGAACAGGACGGAGTAGTAGGTCACGGTTGCCGTCTCCGTGCCCGTCAGAGGGGACATGGAGCGCAAGTTGACGTCGCGGAGGTCAACGGTACCGATATCGAGCTGAAGCGCTCCACGGCCCGCTGTGAGGCCGTACAGCTGCTTCTCGACGCACCATAGCGGAGCACCGTCGTTCGCCCACGCCGACAGGAGCAGGAAGAGTTGGTCCTTCGCGATCTCGATATGCTCGCCGGTGATCGTCTGCGCCGGGACACGGCAGCGCCGCATCGCGCTGTCGATCACCTTGCGCGTGTTGAACACGGTTTGGGAGACTGTCTCTGAAAAGGCCATATGTTCCCGCTCGCTGCTTGGTTCAGCAGTCCACTAGCGGGAGCGGACATTTCTGGCTGGGCAGACGGTAGCAAAAAGGCCGCCCAACATCAAGTCGGGCGGCCTAGTTTGCAGGAGAGATGCCGAAAGGCTCCGACACGCTGCCGGAACGAGCGCCCGACGTCAAGCGTTTCCGGTCATCTTGTTGCGCTGTGCCTCGTTCATCTGCTGTGCGAGGGGCTTGTCCTCGTCCTTGCCGCCGAGCGCGCCGGACGCCGCCAGACCGGCGAGACCGAACAGGCCGGAGCCCGCGACCTTCTTGACGGTGCCGCCAAGGCCCTTCTTGATCACCGGCTCGCGCGAACCGACGTTGTGCGGGTTCTGCTTGCCGACGCAGCCGCCGCTCTTGTACCCCCGGGCGAGGCTGTTGGCCGAGACCTTCTCGGGCCCGGTGCCGCGCACGGCACCACCCCCGGCGAGGCCGAGCTTGGCGTTGCGGGCAAGCTTGGCGCGATCCTGATCGCTGATAGCCCCGGCCCCCTTCGACGCGCGCCGGATCACTGCCAGCGGAGCCTCCTCTGCGGAGGCCTTGCGCGTGGCGAGGTCCGTCATGCGCTCCTGCTGGGCTGCCGTCGCGAACGCACGGTCCTTGTCGCTGACAGGGCCGCCCTGCCGGTAGTGCGCCTTGACGAGCGTCTTGCCCGACGAACCCGTGAAGCCCTTGTCCGAGGGGAACTCGAACTCACCGTATTTCACCGCCACGTTACTGACCTCCCTGAACCGGGCCACCCGCGCCGGGTTGACCCCCCTGTTGACCGTACCGCGCCGCCATCTGGGCGAGGACGTTCGGGCCGCGCTGTTGCTGGCCTCCACGCTGCGCCATGAACTGCGCTATGCTTGCCTGCATCTCGGGGCTGGAATGCCCCGCGATAGCGCCACCGAACGGCATCTGGCCCTGTTGGCCTTGCTGGGCTGCCGCCATCTGGGCCTGCATCATCTGCGCCTGCTGGATCGCGGCGAGAGCCTGCGGGGGCATGCCCTGCATCGTCATCTG